TCGCTCAAACTCCTTTTCCATTTGCAATCAAGGGCACAACAAAGAAAGCGCGCACGCCCCTGACCTTTATCTATTCGCCAAGGAAAAGGCAAATCCTGCTTGCGTGGGAAAACCCGATCAGCGGTGAAGGTATTTCCGACGGGTGGCCTCTCCTCCGCGCAGGTGACGCACGGACTTGTTATAGCTTAACACACGGCGTACCTGGCGATACAGCGTTTGATTGATCTTGGGCAGGCGCTCGTCCATGTCCTTATGTACAGATGTCGTTAACTAGAACGGTTTCTTCCAACCCTAGATCACTGAACAAACGTAAGTAGATATCCACATTTCCATCCTTGTCTATTTCAATTTTTTGAATTATCCGTTTGAGTTGGGCGTTAGTCATTTGCCTCACATCGGCGATGTCTTCAATCTCTTTAAATGTCTGTCGCAAAACGGCTTCCAGGAGTTCGGCTTTGGTAAGATGAAAAGCTACCATTTTTAATTCGTTTTCTAATCGTTCAATTTCTTTGCGCATGCCCCCGATTTTTTCATTAACTTCTTCACGAGTAATCAGATCGTCCGCATACATATTCATATATTTTTGACGACTTTTTTGCAGTTTCGCAATCTGAGCATTTAATTCTTTTTCATATTCTACGTTTTCGTCTTTTGCCCGATATACACGCTGAAACTCTTTAATGACATAGAGGATAACATCCTTTTTAAAACGAAGTAGATTTGCAAAATACTCTTGAAGAACCGTAACCAGCTCTTCCTCGTCAATGGTTATTCTGTTAGAGCATTCGCTTTCACCCCTTCCATTGTGGTGAGAACACACCCAACGAACATAAGTGTTTTTATAAGTGCGTACAGTACGACGAAATGACCATCCACATTCTTTGCATCTAATTAGAGTGGAAAAAAGATGTTTATTGCTTTGACGCTCGTGACTTAATTTAAACAGTTCTGTACGAGACGCCATTATCTGTTGCGCTTGTTCAAAGGTCTCGCTATCAACAATTTGCAATTCGGGACGATTAACGATTAACCAGTCTTCTTCACTGCGTTCCGTTCTTTTTCCGGTAAGGAAATCGGTCACTTCTTCTTTCCCGTTTATGATTTTTCCTATATAGAGTTCATTATTTAAAATACGTCTGACACCATTTTGATTCCACGGACAATTACGCTTGGTTTTTAATCCCCGTTGATTGAGAAAAATAGAAATTTTAGCTGATCCGTATCCTTCTTTGGTGTACCACTGGAAAATTTGGCGTACAACATCCGCCTCTTCTGGGTTGATTGTTAAATTGAAGTAATCCCCAATGGTTTTATCATATCCATAGACAATGTTGGGAACACGTCCTTTTTCAGCATTCATCTTCTTTCCAAACTTGACACGCTTGGACGTATTGGCGCTTTCTTCCTGAGCAAGAGCGCCGAAGATTGTTAGTACAAATTCACTATTGCCCATGCTGGTCATATTAGCGGTTAGAAACTGAGTTTCAACACCCAAAGATTTCAACTTGCGAATGCTCTGTAAAAGATCTACTGTGTTTCGAGCAAAACGGGAAATATCTTTTACAACAACCATTTCAAAAAGGCCGTGTTCAGCGTCGGCCATCATCCGCAGGAATTCTTTGCGGTTTTTTATTTTAGTGCCAGAGATACCCTCGTCAGCGTAAAGGCGTACAAGGGTATCTCCTGTGCGCTGCGTGTATTCTGCGAAAAAGGCTTTTTGAGCTTCCAAACTGTTAAGTTGGTCAGTTTTATCAGTAGAGACCCGGCAATAAGCGGCGATATTCATAGTATACCTCTCATATATATTAAGTAGCGATCTGGTACAACTATATTATACTATAGAATGCGAGAATGTAAACATCTTTTTTCTTTGCCGGGATTTTAATTTTATTGTTTTTTCTGCTCTTCCAAAACAGCAGCCTTTTCGATGGCCTGCTTGGCTTTAATTGCGTTAGCTTCGATGAATATTTCAAGCAGGTGGGAGATAGTTGCTTCCATTGTATTTGGATTATGAAAACGATAGTTTAGTTTTTTCTCTTTCACGATGAAAAACCACCTCCTCGGATTCATTACTATTACTATCGAAGGCGGCTCGCAATAATTCCTTGAGCATGGTCTGTTTTTGAGAAATATTGGAACGATGGTTTGCATAGGAAACAGATCTGGTTTCTGCGCAGATAACACAGTGCTTTTTGGCGCGGGTAATGGCAGTGTAAAGCCACTCCTTGCTCAAAAGAATCATACCTGACATATCGAACCCGACAATGACGTAATTGGCCTCGGAGCCTTGCAGCTTGTGGCAGCTGAGAGCATAGCCAAGTTCAATGTTATGGAAACAGTCTCTTTTGAACGAGACATCACCCCACTGGTCAAAGGTGACCACTAGCTGTTGCGGGGTTGCAAACTTGATGATGCCTCTGTCTCCATTGTATACGGCGATGGTATCTGGCTGATCGGTTTCAGAGTCCCAGTCGCTGATATCGGAATAGCGCGAAGCCTGATACATATTTTTGGTTACGATAACGCGGTCATTCCTGCGCAATGTATAGGAAGATGCTTTTTTGTTTTTACTGTTACCTATCGTAACGCCCTGATTTTCCGGGGTGGCAGGATTTACAATATCTTGAATCAAAGTGTTCAAAACATGAGTGCAGATCATCCCTCTTTGCTTTGTAGGAACGATAACCTGAATATCATGATAGCTGACGCCGCTTTCAAGGAGGCGCTGATAGGTTTCCAAAATAGTGTCCTGTGAGAGAATGGCGTCGCCGTAAATGTTCAACTCCAGATCCTGAAGCTCTCCGCGAACCTCGTGTCCGACCCATCCGTCCGGAATCAGATCCTGTTGATTACGGACTTTGATGCTTTCAGTTATGATTGCGCTCTTTGCGGCCTGACGATGGATTTTGGTAAGTCTGGATACGGGCACAACGCCAGAATCAAGCATATCCTTGAAAACATTGCAAAGTCCGATAGATTCAAGCTGGCCGTCGTCGCCAAGCATAATGAGCTTTGAGCCGGTTGGAATGGCTTTAAGGAGAAGAAGAAAAATTTCCGCACCGACCATGGAAACTTCATCCAGAATGATGATATCAAACGGAAGAGGTCTTTCTTCATTGAAACCGACTCCCGCAGAAGACATACCAAGCAGACGATGGATGGTCATGCCCTCGCTGTGTGTAACTTCTGTAAGGCGGGCGGCTGCGCGACCAGACAGGGCGCACTGTGCAAAAGAGTAATTGCCAAGGACACGTAGGACGCCGCTGACGGAAGAAGATTTGCCCACGCCGGCACCACCGGTAATGATGGAAACATTGTTGTCAAGGGTAAGAAGAATGGCCTGACGCTGTTCTTCGGTAAAAGTCCACCCTTGCTCCTTCTCGATTTCGGCAAGTGAGTCCTGAACAGAACATGCGTTTCTTGGCAGAAGCGGAGGGGCAGACGAGATGCGATATAATTCACTGGCGATATCTTCCTCCATGCGCCTTACCCGGTAGAGCGCGATCTTTGTTTTGTCCTCGCTCCACCAGATTTCTTCTTTCTCGTGCAGGGCATAAAGGGCCTCGCGGAATTTATCAACGGACTGCACCCCCAGACCAAGAAGGGATAGAATTTCACCTGCGAGCCATTGGGGTTTCACCCAGGTGTTGCCGTCCTCTGTGACAGATTGCAGGATATGCAAAACGCCGGCTTCCATACGCAGCGGGCTATCCGGAAGAATGCCTTTCGCCCGCGCGATCTGGTCAGCTTTGGCCCAGCCAATTCCATCCACTTCATGCATCATGATATAGGGATTCTTGTTGACCGTGTAGATCAGCTTGTCGATGTCGCCATGAAAACGGCGAATCAGGCTGTCAATGAGAGAGGGAGAAAGGTTATACTGACCAAGCTCAACATAGGCGCGACTTTTCTTATAGTCTTCCCTAAACTTGCCGACCATCTTGTTTGCGATGAAGGGACCGATATTTTTGGCTTCGCAAAGTTTTTTGACATTTCCATCCTGAATGATTTGAAACGGGTCGGAAAAAGCATCGTAAAGGGAGTTGACCTGATTGGGTGTGTAGAGACTTTCCAGAAACAGGCGTCGGTAGGAAGCGTTCTGGAGATTGAACTCTTTGTTAAAGGAAATGATTTGATAGGAAGAGCCATAGGTGGGATGTTCTTCCCTGCGCCCCTTGAAGTTATAAAGTCCGCCGACATCAAGAGAGTAGACAGTCCCTTTGAGTTTGATAACCTGCGGATCATAAGGTTCTCCGGAGAAAACATCAAAAACATCGCAGACGAAAACGGCCCAGTTGCCTGGGACAAAAGTTTCTTTTGGGAAAACGATATGCCTGACCTGAACCAGAGCGTGCAGAAAATCAGAAGAAGTTTCTGACAAAATCATTCCTCCTTGTAACGGTCTGTGCGTAAAACGAGGGTTCCATCAGCATTCACAGAATCAATAAGACAAATGGTATGCTTATAAATAGAGTCAAAATATTTCTTCGGGAAGAAGTTGTCTCCGCGCCGGATACCGGTGACCAGCAGTTTGTTTCCTCTTGTGAACCAGGATTTCTCCACAATGGTTTTAGTATCCCCTTCCTGCCGTGAAATCTGGCGGTTATAGTGCGTATAAGCTCCGGCATAGAGCTTGACGGTAACGACACCAGAGGTAGTGAGCAGGGAAACAGTGTGGCGGGTGTTGTTTCGGTCGAGCACTGTGCCGGCTATGCGGTAAAGGGAATAACGAGACCAGTTTGTGGTGTTCCCGGTTTTGGGATCTGTGCGGGTTTCTGTTTTTTCAAGAACGGGGGCTTCCGGTATGGAATCAAAGCCTGATATGTTGTAGGCGCCCGTATTTACATTGGCAAGTTCATGTTCTGTGTAATAAAAGGACAGGCTGTCCATTTCCCATTTTGGTACAGAACCCGAGCAATATTGTTGGTAAAATGATTTTTCAAATTGCTCACGTTGCGCCATGTTAAAGGCGGAAAGCGTCTGTTCAGAAGTCAGCCAGTCTTTCAGTGGGGCAACGACCTCTTTGTACTTCTTTTCAAACTTTGCATGATAAATGACGATGGAATCATTTTGATCGTAATAGAAGTCCTCGTTTTCTTTGAACAGGGAGAGAAGTTCATTTTCAAAAAATATAGAAGAAAGGCGATCCAACCGGTATGATTTTGGCTTGTTGGTTACCAGGGCAGAGGGCTTGAAGATGGACGCGCGGAACCTGACAAGGCGAACCTGAAAGGAAAACCTGCCGGGAATAAAACCGGGGAGATTGCATACGGAAGAAAAGTTCTTGAAATCCAAGGATGTTTTGTCTTCACATTTCTGCGCCGAGATCAGAGAAACCAGACGCTGCATGATAACGGAGCGCGGTTTGTTTTCCAGAGTGTCAAAACATCCCGCCTTGACAAGAGCGACAAGGGCTTTCGAGGGAAGAGACGAGTTCTTTGCATAAAAATCTTCAATGGATGAATAGGGGCGACCGGCGATAACCTGTCTGACAATATCATCCCCGATTCCCACCAGACCTTTCAAACCAAAAACGATACGGTCATTTTGGGCATCTGGAAGAAAGCCGAAGCGTGCCTGATTGATGTCCGGCAGTGCGATACACACGCCCTGAGACTGCATGCGGCCTATGGCGGAAGCTATTTTGCCATAGTTGGTAGAGCTGTTGTCTTCACCTTCTTCATCCGCCTGAGCGTTGACCGTGAGGCAGGCGCACTGCCAGTAAATATGGGGGTAGTGATAAAACAGGTTCATTTCCTGCAAGGCGATACAGGAATAGGGGAGGGTGTGGTTGGCGGAGAAGGAATAACCAAGCTGTGGAGTGATGAAAAACTTCCACACATAATCAAGAAACAATTTGCGAGAGCCGATTTCAGCACCCTTTTGGTTATACAGCTCCCTGATTTCTGCAACCAGGTTCGCCTTTTTCTTTGCTACACCTTTTCGGGCTTTATTGGCCTGCACCATGTCAAAATGACTGATGTGGGGGTCCATGACCAGACGCATGAGATCTTCCTGCTCGATACTGCACATATGGTTGGGTTTAAGCGTGGCTTCAAGCGTAGATATCTCATCCTGTGTAAGACCGCAGGCGCGGGCTTCCTCATACCAGAGAGACGGATTGTTTTTGAAAGCCACAAAGCGGTCGATGGGCGAAAAATCTTCATTGCCCATAAGACGCATAACAGAATTGGTAAGAGCCATTTCCTTGAGGTTGGTTGGACGCACCTTTTTAATGGCTTCACCTCCTGTTGGTGTGTCCATCTGGAAAAGATCTGTGATTTTTCCATCTGCGGCCATGGCCCACATTTCCGGCGTATTGTAATCCAGAACATCAGGATGAAGGAAACTGTCATAGGTGGCCTTGAGAGAGCCTTTCCACTGGATCAGGCCGTCGTCCAGCAGATACTGCATGCACTGGCGAATTTTATCAAGGGCTTCGATGGTAAGGAAGTCCTCCTTCAGTGCGGAACACTGATCGCTGTCTTCCATGCTCCAGCAGGTGCAATCAATTCCTTTTGGAGTTTTTGCAAGAGAATTGTGTTCGATAAAAGGATCATTGAACAGATATACGGAGCTTGCGTGCTGCCCTCTGCCGGAAACAATGCCCTCTATTTCCTTGAGGGTGTCCAGCAGATGGGGATATTGACTGGCCTTGGAAACGAACTCGGCAACCGGGAATCCATTGTCGGCATTACCATGCAGGCATTGATCAAGCGTCCATACCTTGCCGCGTGTGATGGGGACGAGGCTGGACAGTTCGCCGGCGGCGTCGCTTTCAATTCCAAGCCCACGGCAGGCAGTGAGTATGGCAGACTTGAGGGTCTCCGTGCGGAAGGTAATGGTGCTGAGAACCTTGTCATGACCAAAATAATCGCGGATTGCGTTAAAAACACTGGCGCGCTTGAAACCTTCTGTATCAATATCAATATCGGGCATATCAGGACGCGAAGCGTGCAGATGGCGCCACGGGACAGTTCCCCACTTGAGCGGATCAAGCTGAATGATATCCATAAGATAGGCCAGATACCACCCGCCTACAGAACCACGGGCAGGCCCAACAAGGCTGTTTCCGCCTTGATCATCCCACATAATTTGTATAATGAGCTGCGTAAGATTGTAGTAGGCGCTCACAGGCTGACCGATACGTTTTGAAACGCCATTGATCTGCTCAAGTTCATAATTGATACGGGAGAGGACTGTATCGTCAAGGGGAATACGCTTGTCGGAAAGCCCCTTAGCAGCTTGCTGGACAAGCCAACGGTCTTGTGGTTCGTCGCTGGTGGAAAACTGGTGAATAAAGGGGTAAAGAGAACGATCCACATTTGCCAGAACGTGATTTGGGCACAAAGAGGGGAGAGAGCGCTTGGGAACGATGGTGCTATGGAAAAGCCCGTAATCACCGGCGTTTTTGCAAAGATCTGCAATAACGGCAGTGTTTTGGAAGCCGGCGAGAATATCCTCCTGTGCAATGTCAGACTGCATGCGCTCTATCATTTCTTGTGGAGTTTTGAAATAGGTGGACTCATAAAAATCACCTGCTTCGCGCTCCTCCTCGTGCGACTTGAGGAAGGTTTCGTGAAGGATGCGTTTGTCCGCACTGAGATAGTGGACATCATTGGTTATGATCCAGGGGAGGCCAAAATGCTTGCAGAATTTGATAGCGCGCGTATTGAACAGGCGCTGCTCCTGAGACAAGCCGGGTTGCAATTCGATAAAGAAATGTCCTTCGCCAAACCATTGCTGGCATTTGGAAACAAAAGAGAGGCTCCCTTGCACATCTCCGGCAAGCGTGAGCTTAGCAAATTCTCCTCCCAGGCAAGCGGTGCATGCGATCAGGTGACCGGGATCAGGTAAAACAACATCATCAAGGTCTGAATAAAAGGTGGGGAGCCTTTCGACTCCTTTATAAGAGTAGCAGCGAGACCATGCTCTTGAAGACAATTCTCTGAGCTGGCGATGGCCCTGCGCGTCTTTGGCAAGCAGCACAAAATGAAAGAACTGTCCGCTTTCGATTGGGTAGGAAACACGCCCATTTTCGCTGGTCACAGGTGAAACGTCCTGGCAGAGATAAATTTCATTGCCAAGAATCAGTTGAAAATCGGGATGCTCCTGCTGAATTTCCTTCGCATGGTTCAGGGCCTTGATATGGCCTGAGAGACACTCATGATCCGTCAAAGCAAGACCACACAGCCCAAGATGGGCTGCGTGGTCAAGAAGAGAGTTGATTTTGTTGATGCAGTCGATAAGGTGCGTATTTGAATATTCGCTATGGGTATGAAGCTCATAAAACGGTGTCATGGCCCCTCCTTTTATATAGTAGGTTTCAAAGATCCGTCGGAGGTTCGCCGTTTTCATTTTCGTCGGGAACCAGTTTTATTTCGTCAAAAAACCAACTGAGGACAAAATGGAGGCTGAGGCCGGTGCCAAACAGGCACAAGCCGGCGCGCAATCCTTGATAAAAATCCTGTGAAAAACACAGGACGGGGAAGGAAACAACAACAGCGACAGCCGAAAGAAGATCAATCAGGAACAAAGCGACATAAAACATGGGGATCACCTCTTTGATCGTTATTCGCAGAAAGACGTGTGACAATAAGGGCATCCGGTGATATGCTGGTTTCCCGCCTCGTGTACGGAATAGGCATGGTTCATCTCGGGCCCATAGTCGTAATAGATATTGAGGCCACATGTCCAGCAGATGCCGGTTGGAGGAGCGAACAAAGGCAGTTTCCGGTTTTTGCAGTAAAGTTTCTGACGCTCGGCTGCGGCTTTTGGATCATAAAAATAGGAATGATTACGCAAGAAATCACCTCTTTTAAAAAAACTAAAAGGTGAAAGCATGAATTGCCATGGACTGTTTGACCTCTTCTTCAGCCTGACAGACGAGATCTGGGTCATAAGTGCGGTTCACGGAAAAGTTTTTGCGATCTTGTGGTGTCCACAGACTGAAATAAGGGCACAGCATATTGAAAGAGGAACCGACGTTTGGATTGGTGGCACAGTAGGGGCACCAATGGCACAAAGGAGAAGGTTTCGGGGGGTATTCTCCGGAAGTCTTGCAATCCTCAATGGAATCAAGCAGTTTGTTGAGCTTTGTTTCAGCCCGCTTGAGCCACCCTTTGGAACCGCCATGCTGTTTTTGGCCGAGCAGAACAAAATCATACAGATAGTCTGTGATTTTGCAATCCGGGAAAAGCGCGGATACGGCCAGATGATATACAAAGAGTTGCAGAGGCGTTTTGAGCTTGGATTCGTCATAGACTTTTTTGGAAGATTTATAATCTACGATACGAAGCTCCCCGTCCTGATTCTGCTGAACCTTGTCGATGAAACCATAAAAAACAACGCCGGGCCGATAGGGGATTTCAAAAGGAAGTTCAACGGCAATGGTTGTCCATTCCGGGTCGTTTTCTTCATCAGGAAGGGCGCGGAAAAAGGTCTCCAGTTTTTCCCGATAACTGGGGCCTGAATCAGGATCGGGGGCATACCACTCGTCCATATATTTCAAAGCAAGAGCGTCGAGCGAAAGAAAAACTTCTTCCTTTCCAGAAGATTTGTCCGGACCTTTATACCCAACATGACGGAAGGTATTTTCTATGCTTTGATAATCAGGATGTTCTCCCTGAATGAGGACGAGGGAAACAAGCTCTTTGATTTTGTGAAGCGTGTTTCCGAGCTCAAGGGCAAGGGAGGATTCATCGGGATAGTTCCCGTCAATATAGCGCAGCCGGTAAGCATATGGACAGTCGTTGAATCTGGAAAGGCGAGTGTAAGCAAAACGGGAAGCCTGAGGTGAAGTCTGCGCAGTGGTATTGTTCGATATATGAACCACCCCTTTACTCATAAATGGTTTTCTTGACTTTTGCCCCCTTAGCGCAAAGAGGAAAGGGCACTTCGCGGATCTCATAGGGCGGATGGGGCGCCGAAGTGAAATCTTGCTGAAGACCGCAAATGGGGCATTCATAAGTGGTCGAGATAAGATCTACGTCATCGTGAATACGAATGCTGCCGACAGAAAAATCCTCGATGGCGAACTTGTTTCCGCACCCTGGGCAGATAACATAGGCATGGCGGATAGGAGCGATTTCATGCTCCACTTCAAAAATGAGCTTTTTATCCATTATGGCCCTCCTCAATATGGTGGTTAAAAAGATACTGGATGTGACAGTCGCTGGCAATCAGGTCACAGATATGGACAACCTGACCGAGCCAGCTCGCGTGGACAACGGAAGGTAGTACGATATTTGAATATTTTGAGATGTTGAAGACACCCATATGGGTAACAACAGCCTGAGCGGCAAGCATGACGATTGCAAAGTCGTTTTTGGGGAAAGGGGGCTTTCCACGAAGATTTTTATAAATGTCTGCGTATGTGCGAAGAAACTCTCCTGCTATCAGAGGATGCTCAAACACGGTATGCATAGACGGATCATAGGGACGTTCTTCTGCCCCGAACTTACAGGAATCATGGAAAAGAAGCGCGAGCAGCAGCGCGTCATGAAAATCATCAGGAGAGGCGCAGAAGAAGTCCCGCTGAAAATCCTGAATGCGCCCTTCCAGAAGTTTTTTGGCAATACCCATGGCGGCTCGCGTATGGAGAACAAGGCCCCCTTTTTGCTTGGTATATTCCGGATGGTATTTACCTGATGAAGAAGCGGGGGCTTCAAAAAAACAGGAGGAGACACGCGCAAGACAGAAGGAGCTGAAGTCCTTAATAGCGGGGGATAAAAACCAGGAAAGCTCATCCTGAAAAAAGAAAGACCGGTCGCTATAAAGAGGCGGCGTTTTCATAAATGGCTCTTCCTTTCGTTACGCGCAAGAGAGAGCCGAAGAGCGATGGCCTGACGTTCCTGCTGCGACAGTTCCTTTTTCTGGGGAGGTTTTCGGATGGAGACAAAGCGCTTGGGAAATTCATAGAAACCGGAATTGAAATGACGTTTGGTGCATACGAAGCACTCTGGATATGTTTCACAAAGCGAATCCAGCTTGCGAAGCATGGCTGGATTGGCGGTGTAACATAGACAAATGGAAGAGGAGTCGTCCCAGAGAAAAGAGGTTTCCCTTTCATCCGCAGAAAGCCGCGTTTCCGGGGGTGCGTTATCTAGCTGGTGATTCTGGGTAGTTTTCACGCGATCATCGTCACCTCGTTTTTTGTTTTCATAAGTTTTTCAAGGATCCGCCGCCCTTTGTCCGAGGGAGAGTCCTGATAGGAAAGAAGTCCTGTTTTATCCCAGAGAACATAAGTGGAAACATATGGAGTAAAAAGAGAGGCGAGCTTGAGAATTTTGTCAGAATAGCGATCGCTCTCCTGTGAGGGATAGGAGTGAAACTCCTTATCAAAAGCAAGGAATACCTCGTGTGCGCCCGCGTCGAGGATAAGGTCGCGCTGAACGGTAGAGATATTGCTGCCACAGGCTGCGACGGCGAAATTATCCTTGCCGTAATAAGACTGGCACTGAAGAACGGATTTTTCTGCCTCAAAAAGAATGGCTTTCCCAATACGCCTGATTGCCGGCGCGGTATGGGAAAGTCCGTAGAGATTGTGACGCAGACTATGCCTGAAATCCCGATCCTTGCGAAACTGTGTCGGCATATATTTAAAACCTGCGGCTACTTTTTCAGGGTCAAATGATCTGGAACGGATACCAATAAGATTGCCATGCAGATCAAAATGCGGAATGATGATATCATGCGCTGCCGGGTCACAGCGGATATCAAACGCGGCGCAGGTTTCGGGCGTAATGCCTTCGCGCTGCCATTCTACAGGAGCACACGGAGGATAGAAATCCAGAATGCTTTTCGGGATGGGTTGATAAACAGCGGCTTCGTCCTGAGCGCAAGAAGGACACAGGCCGGACAGCCTGTCCAGAATATCCCAGTCAGCCATACGGGAGGGAGCGAACCCCTTTCGCTGAGTGTCGCTCAGACCAAGAACACTGGAGATAAAACCGAGAGCCTCCGAAAAAGAACAGTGCCTGGCGCGCTGCACAAGGGTATAAATATCAAAAGAATCCCCGCACTGTGTATAGCAATGAAACCAGCCGTCCGGATAATAATAGAGCTTATGACTTCCGGTATGAGGCGGATTGTGGCAAATGGTTTGAAACACCATTTGCTCGCCGGATAAAACAGGAGGATCGCTGCCAAGAGCGGCGACGATCTGAGCAATATCTTCTTTTGAAAACGAGCGTTGTAAAGCTGTCATCGCTGCTCCTTGTTATGATGGTTACATGTTGGTCAGAAGAAAAATGGTTTTTGAGGCACGGCATCCGCTTTCGGGGAAGAAGCGCCTTGCTTGTTCTCGCTTTCTTCTGTATCATCCAGAACGGTTTCGATGTCGGTATTTTCCACGTCCAGTAGTTTATAGTCACGGTCGGTAACGAACAGGTCTGTTGTACGAAGCGTGGCATAATCAAAGAAAACAAAGAGCTTGACATGATTGATTCGCCCACGTCGCACTTTGAAGATATGATAAACAAGGTTTGGAGGCTGGAAGAAATGCTTTCCGCTCTGGTTCATAATGGACTGTACAGCTTCCAGATCCTTTGGAGTGGGTTCCAGAACGCAGTAACCAATATCTACTTTATCCGCGATCGCTTTTGAGCCGCGTATCAGATTCTGGTCTGGGTCTTTGGCGTTTTTCCAGTCGCCGTTAGCCTGGGTTGATGTATCAATATGGACATTGAGCTTATTGCACAGCGCTTTCATCCGGTCTGAAAACATCATGAGGACGTTATCCTCACGGATGGATACCCCGCGCGTTTTCTGGGAGATCTCCATGAGCACCTTGGTTGAGGTAAAAAGGTAATCAAAAAACACGGCGGAAATACCGTGCTGAAGTTTATAAGACTGGATGAGATTTTCGATATCGTCTACATTGAACTGGGGTATATGCTCGATCCATAGCGGCGCGGAACGGATGATCTCAATGGCCTTGTCCATGCGGGATTCTTCATCACCGTCATACTTGCCATCCAGAATATGTTCTTCCGGCACGCAGGCGACATAGGCCATGATCATGGTTTGTACTTCTTCTTTCTCAAGCTCCGTGGTAATAAAAAGCGTCGGTTCCTTGCACCCTGTTTTGACCCATCTGCGGCGTTTGGGGTCAAAATATTTGGGAATGGACATCAGGCAGGCGTCCGCCAGAGAAAGTCTGGATTTACCCACGCCGCTCGGCGCGACTCTCAGATACAGCTTTTTAAGCCTGCGCCCCCGGCAGATGGTAGCCAGCTTTTTGGAGTTCATGGGGAAACCCATTTCTGGTTTTTCTTTCAGCCGCTCTTTTAACTTATCCAGATCGGCGCCGGCCTGAACGCCTGTATGCTGAGAAGCGCCACCAAGCCTGTCGCGGATGGAAGAAAGAATAAGCTCATAATGCTGAAGGATGTCATCTACAGAGCTGGAATCAAGATGCTGTTGGGTATCCGTCATTGCCTGAAGACCCATGGCGGCAGGGTCGTAGTAATAGGAGATATCAAAACCTTGATCATGAATGAGATTGAGAAGAGAGACCTTTTTAAGCCGTTTATAGTAATGATCAAATGAACCGTCCGGCATACACTGAAGAAGTTTCTGAATGTATTCCGGGCCGTTGTTGGTATTGAAAACCTTATACTGGTCAGGATATCTGGAAAGAAAGTCGTCAATGACGATCAGATTGAGGGCCGTCACACCGTCTTTGACAAGATGCTCGATTGCGCCGTAGACAATGGCGTGAAATCTGGTAGGAAAATCATCCGGAGACAATGGATAGTTTTCATCCAGCAGGCGGACAGGATTGCGAATGAGATCCGCAAGGACATACATGCTGGCGATTTTATCTTGAACATACTGATCTTTCCTGATGCGAAATCACCTCCTTTTTATAGATCCTCCATGCGAAAGCTCGATTCAATGCTTGCGCATCCGTGAGAGGGCGCAAGATACCGGGTTTTTTCCTCCAGAGATACGGTCTGATTAAACTCCTGCGCCTGGCAGAGAGAACGGTAATAGGACATGGCCTCTTCATAAACATAGGGGAGGATGCCAAGAGAGACAGGCTGGTTCTCGTCATGGGGAGAAAGTTCAAAAAAATATTTTGCGGCAAGGGCGATGGATTTCCACGACCAGTGTTTTTCGTTGTGGTACTCGGAAAGCTGTTTTCGTAGCAGCGGGGTCAGCTCCTGAATGGAAAAGAGGGAGCACAGATAGAAAGAAAGATCGAGAAAATCAGGATCGTTGAGCAAGGCTGAAGTCTTTTTGTCCTTTTTTACAGCCTGATCCTTCAGGGCGGAAAAACAGGCGGGGCAGTATGATTTTGAACGATAGGTGACAGCGCTTGAAGGTGGAGAAATGGCCTGGTGGCATTTAGCGCATTTCATGGTGCCTCCTTTCTTTGGGGTAGCGTGTCTGAATAGAGCTTTTTAAACAAGTGCTCCAGCATTTTGACTGGAATGGAGTTGCCAGCCAGCTTGTAAAGCTGGGTCTTTGAAATTTTGTTGGAAGACAATAGCCTTACATCATCATCAGTGAACCCCATCAGACGAAAGTATTCCACGGGAGTAAGTTTACGATAGCGGTCGCCATTGCTGATCTTGATTTCACGTCCGCCTCCAGATACGGTTTTAAGAGTGGGACAGAGCCCTTGAGGAGAATATATACGGTTCATCTGGTCATTTCCGTAATAATGCAGATCGGCAATCTGTTTTACAGATTTTGAGCAATTTACGACTTTTGGATCTTTATAATCTCTGGCAAGAAGAGACGGGCACACCCCGTTTCTTTCTCCGATGTGTCCGGGATGGGAAGCATTATGATTTATAACGCTTTTTGTTTTTTCTTCGGACAGGTAAAATGGTTCGGGGGCATCATCATCCAGATAATTACCCATACAGGTAGTTAAAGGTACGGCTTCCGGAAACACGAATCCTTTGTCATCTATATCTTTACGAACCGAAACAATGAGAACCCGCTCACGATTCTGTGGAAGTCCGAAGTCGGCGCAGTTCATTACTTTCCAGTAATTGTTGTAACCGGCGTCTTCCAGACTTTTTAATACCAGTTCAAAAATTGGACGCATGTTTTTGCTCGTCAGATGCTTTACGTTTTCTGCCACCGCTATTTTGGGGCGCGTAGCCCTGATGATGCGGAGAGCGTCAAAGAACAGGCCGCTTCTGGTTTTTCTGCCTTCGCTGTCTACCAGCCCTTTCTTTTTCCCGGCTATGGAAATATCCTGGCAAGGAAAACCATAAGTGATCAGGTCAAGATCGCGGGGCAGCCGGGTTTCATCAATCTTTGTAATGTCCCCGTAATTCAGGCTCTCCGGGACTCTGTGCAGAAGGGAGTAGGCTTTGCCTGCGTATTTGTCAATCTCACAGTAGCCAATCAGATTACAGGAAATCCCCACATTTTCCAGCGCCCTTTCAAAGGCTCCAATACCGCTGAACAGAGATAACACGTTCAGCATTAAATACCTCCTATGTTTCTAAACACCACTATCATGGAAGGGAATGGCGCAGGGCTGTTACCGTCGCCGAATTTTAAGCGTCCTCTGATGAATCGAATTTCCGCTTTATGATAAATAAAATCATGAAACCATGCGGTGTCGGTTCGTGCCGGAAGAAGCATAACTACCAGCGCCTTGCTCTCTGCGGCTTTCCTGACCCATTTTCCTATCTCACGGCCATATGGTGGGTTACACCATGCGATACTCCCTCCCCAATCCTGGGAAAGACCATCTATCTGCGGACTAAAGAATCTTTTGCACTTCGCATTTTCAGGAATGGCGCAAGTATCCAGATCAAAATGGAACTCATCATCCATCTGGTTGAAAAAGGCTTGAGGGGTGGCCCACAGATCTGTTTTGGAAGAAAACATGGCCTTTGTGTTCATTTGTGTCCTCCTTCATCTTCACACCCCATAAAGGGGCGTGATTTTAGATTTTGAAAACGGGACGCACGCCGCGAGGCTCGGAAGCGATACCAGAGCTTGCGAATCCAATGTCGTAGACATAAGAAAAATAGGCGGACGAGCCTTCCCCTTTGTTTTGCAACCAATACCACTCCAGTTTGTTTGTCCTTTTTCCTAAAAACGCGATACGATTGTGGCGATTCTTCATGGGCTCCCACTGCTCCACATTCTCCGGCTCGGTTTCGCCATGGGAGTTCAATCCAAAAATTTCCCGCTCTGTAGGCAGACGCAACAGGTCGCCATTATCAAAAGCAATCATCTTTTCGTGGATTTCAGACGGAAAACGCTCAAGAATTTTTGTGCAAAGGGTTTTTCGCAGAACACTCTTTTTGTATCCCCCACGGTTTGAGCGGGAATGGTTCATACGGTACTCTTTGCGCATACAATCAAGCAAAATAAAAATCATACCGTCCCGCTCTTGTTTTACAGCCAGAGCTTCCACTTCTTCACCATCGATAAGGGTGAAGCTGATAACATCGCCCACGCTGTATTGACCATCAGCTTCCACTTCAATGTTTCTAAACAGTTTCATGAGAAAGCCCTCCGTTAAACAGAACTGGGAAAGGGGACGGCGCTTCCGCGCCATCCCCTTTGGAAGAATTATTCCTTTGCTTTTGTCTGAGCCGCCGCTACAAGATCGTGGACTTCATCGAGGATAACCTCGAGGACCTCAAGCTGCTGAGGCGTGGTTTCCTGTACGCCCTTGGGCTTGCCAGCCTTACCCTTGCCAAGATACTTCTCAAGAATGGCTTCGTACTCAGGGCGCATACCGTACTGGTCGATCACCATGACGCACTGACCGATTTCAGAAACGACTTCTTCAAAGGAACGATGAGGAGCTTCCTGAAATGCAGCCTGCTGCTCCTGGAAGGTAACGGACTGCGAACCGTGCTTGGTCAGATATGCCTGCTTGGCAGCTACAATCGCTTTGCAAAGATCGTTTGCGGTGACATGTTCAATAAGCGGAACAATTTCATCATAACGGGAACGGGTATGATACTGGGTATTGGGGGCGAAATAAATGGTGGAGTAAACAGGGTTGCCATGGTCATCCAGAGGATTGGCGCGGAGATAACCAATAACATCTACATCATTGCAGATGGGTTCCACGGCGCGCTTGTCGCCGGCGGGATACATCTTGGTGTACTTCTGCTGGGTTTTGGGGTCAACCTCGTCACGATACCCGCCGTCATGGGCGATATAGACAAGGGTAAAACCAGCGTTGCGTAAAGCCCTCGTCTGCCGGCGGAACTCGCGCCCGAACTCGGTATAAAGATTGATGGAACCATCGCGCTTACCCTCGGCGTTAAGGCGGGTTTCGCCAAGAGCGGAAACATTGAAACGGGCGCAGGTATAGTCGATACAGTAATCAGCCATGACATCCAGTGTATCCAGAACCACGGTCTGGCAGATTTCATGAGCTTTTTCAGTTGTGACGGGGGAAGTTGCCCACTTGACAAAAGAAACGAAATCCTTCCAGGACTTCATGGGTGCATAGGGAACGCCGTCAATGCCGGTAAGACCGGACTCAAAGGCGAGATAATAAGGCTTGGGCATACCGCAGGCGATAGGGGTTTTGCCGGTTCCGTTGGCACCCCACAGAAGAATGGCAACGCCGGAGAGATCGCTGGTAACTCTGGAAACAGGAGGATTGGCAAAATCGAAACTCATAACATCATCCTTTCAATAAAATATATGTGAAACACTGCTATCAGTAAGTAAAACCAGCGGCTGCCTGAGCAATGGCAGGATTGGACACGGGGCGCTGAGCGGAGAAAGAAGTGGTTGCCTGCTGCTGATTACGTTCGCGGATTGCAGGGATGGTTTCGTTTTCGCGGACAAGCATTGCGGCGGCGATAGCTTCACTGGAAAATACTTTTGCATCGCCTTCATCATAAGGAGGAAGGCCCCCACAGATCAAAAACTCGCGCACAAAGGTGTTATGATCCATCTGTCGCCCAAAACCGGATGCCCTGGAAGAAGTCACTTCCACACGATTGATGAGATCTCCGTTGAGCATGGCAGTGCAGCCGGCTTCGTAGCAGGACTGGAAATCATCAGCGACTTCAGCGCCGACGACAAATTCAAAGGGGATGACCTGCCCGCCATAGACAGGAATAATGGCGCTGACAACCAGGCGGCCCGTATCTTCGCCATTCTTGAATTCAGGCGCAATACTCTTGATATAACATTCCAGCTCGAAGATAGCCTTGGGTGTGAACTTGGCGCCGGGAGCGAGCCGCGTGGCAGAAGAACAGGAAACAGCAGGGGTGGACACAAATTCATCTGTCTGCTGAGACACATATTCGTTTCGGGTAAGGTTTCCCTTGACATCAACAATGCTGCACTGGGCCATGGCTTCTTCCTTGGACTTTCCGATGTCCATGAGATCGGCCATGGAAACATACTCATTCATGACGGTAAGAAAGCCGGGGTAGGTTTTGTTGGGCTGTCCATCGCTCTTGAGGCGGGACTTCATAATCCGGACAACATGCTCACTGCCTTCTTCAGTCATGACAGTTAGTGTGCCAGTGATCATTTCAACGCCGTTGCGGTTGGTTTTCAGTTCGAGATCCTTCTTCTTCAGATAACCGATAATGTTTACAAAGTTCCGGGCCTGACGCAGACTGGTCTGAGTGGTAGTTGTCATTCAATCATCCTTCTTTCTAAAAATTATTCCTGATCGTTTTTGTTGTAAGAGCGGTATTGAGCAATATATTGATCGACGCACTGCTGATAGGCAATATCATCATCCCATGAATCAGAAAGCAAAGGCTCGTCTGCTTGAGAAGGAAGATCCCACTGGAGGAACGCTTCCGGATATGCGTCGAAGGAATCGGGGGCTGATATATGTGAAAAACAGATGTCCGATGCATATTTCCGATAACGGTAACACACATAGACACCTGGTTGACGATGGAGTACGTAGGAATAGGCGATCAGCCTTCCGCACTCGGGGCACCTGAGATGATTTCCGTGCCATCCTGTTTTTTGAGCGCAATCCACGCAATATGAAGGAAACAGATAGTGCCGGATACGGGTAAAAAATCTATGGAGCAACAATGCAAACCTCCCTTGCTAAGCAGTTTGAAACAGAGACGTGGGCGATCTGATACGAAGCATGCAACACCTCCTTCAAAGACATCAAAAAGGAGCCGCCTGAAAGCGGCCCCGAAAGGGGAATATGAAATTCAGAAAAAGGGGTTACAGGGCTTTGCCCTGCACGTCGCGGACGTAGGCGAGAAATTTATAATACTCGTTGAGCCGGACAGACTCAACGCTGGAGGGGGGAAGTCCAAGCCATTCGATCAGCCGGTCAGAGGTATCTCTGGTGTATACATAGGGGATATCAGAGGATTCCCACTGGCGGTACACTCTGAAATAAAGACCGCTCAGCTGCACGGAACGGATGGACAAATCCATTTCCGTGTTCTTGTTGAGCTTTGCGAAAAACTTATGGAGCCGCGCAGTAAGAATGGCTGGTGTATAGGAATGACCATTGGACTGGGTAAAAAGAGGCGCACCCGCCTGACGTTTCAAAAGATAGCGGCAGAGCATCGGAACCAGAGTCCGGTTACGGATAGTGATATCTTCAGCCTTATCGCGCTTTAGGGTGACGGAACATATGGAAGGCAGGATACGCTCTGTCAAAGAAACCTTTGTCTGAACCTCGTCGCTGAAAGCAAAGCATTCCGGCGTCAGCTGCGTGATGTCCGGTACATTGAGCTGAAGCCACAGGAAGGAACAAATGAGTTGGTATTCCTCAATGACAAATTCGGGCCACCGCCGCTGGCCGGAAAAAGACCGGTGAATAAGATCCAGCATTGCATCCAGCGTAGGAAGGAACCTGGAAGCGGCGGAAACCTCCACATTCTGACCGAGAACGGGGCGGAACATGGAATACGAGGCGCGGACTTTCGGAAGTTCGCCTGTCTCGTCCAGCCAGTCATAGAAAAACAAAAGAGAGCTGTGGTATTTGTTGCATACGGCGGAATTGAGAATGCGCAACCTGGAATAAACCCTGGGCCACTGCTCCAGAGAGATAGAATACCAGTCTGTTCCTTCGCCTGCGAGTGCTGCCTCCACTTGGGTCAAACATTTGACAACATAGTCAGGTGCGTTGGGGTGGGCATTCAGATAATCATGCGCGGTACGCATAATGACAACTCCTTTCGTATCGCTGAACCGTGGCGCATGATTATAATAACACATATAGGCTATGTTGTAAATAGTTTTAGAAAAATTTAGAGAAAATCAATCTCCATCCCAGATGCCGTCGGGCCGCATTAGCGCCATGGCGAGAAGCTGACAAAGCGGTTTGATGGCGTTTTCACGGGAAGGAAGCCAGTAGCCATCGGCTCCCAGATCTTTGTATTTTTGCTCTTCCTCTTTGGTAAGGTCTTCCTTCATGCTGGTGAGGGTGGTGATGGCGTGTTTCAAAATCGGGATGCTTTCCGCCCCTGTGAGGGAATAGATGGAACGGACGCCATCGGATCTCCCATCTGTCCTGTTTTTGGAAGGAGGGAACACGCCTTTTTTATAGTACCACCTGGAATAGTTATAGGTGATATTGAGCCAGAGTTCGCGGCATCCTCCAACCATATACATTCCTCCGCGCATAAAATGCGGATTTTCAACTTCCAGAATATCTTTGGTAACAGGGTCTTTCAGGTAAATATCGTAGCTCACAGCTTGCTTCCCCCTTTATAACATCTGGGAATCAGTCAAACACCAGGCATATACGCCTGGAAAAGCTCCGGATCGGCACACTGGAAATCCTCACAAACCATGTTTTTGCAGTTGGGACACGTGGCGTAAAAACTCACGGTATGATAGTGAAAAGCAGTGGTATATTCTTTGGCGTCGGCTTCAAACTCACAGCCGCATTCCAGGCAGGAAAAAACCTTTGGCTTACCGGGTTCGAGGTTAAGTCCGGGTTTCAGGATTTTCATTGATACCTTCCTTTCTGAAAACAGGTTTGGTCAGATTGGAAAATGAAAATTTGTGCCGCTCTATTTCAATCGTATGAAGCGAGCTTTTAAGCGTTAGAAAGTCAAAAACATCAAGGGTGAAAAAACCATCGACAGGCCGAAGGAGCCAGTCAACGCACTCTTGTTCATTGTTCCAGATCTCTTTCCCTTCGTTGGAGTGTTGAAAGTTTTGAACAAATATCAAGAACTTCGCCAAATCCACGACGCTTGTCCCCTGAAGAATGGAGCGTGGAGAGGTATCTTTTGAGACAAAACAAAAAAGATGGGAACCTTTTCGGGAACCGGAACAAACCTTGTTTTTCAAACAGTCTTTGCACTTAAACATATTTTTTATTCCGATTCCTCCTTTTGGTTTGTCGCAGATTTTTCTTCTTCGATATAACAAACGCTAGTACAAGTGGGACAATAAGCATAGGGCGGAAATATACCAGACCAGCGACGATCTTCTTCGTCTATTTCAAAAACACAACCGCATCTGCCGCATGTGAGCGTTTTAGGCCAGTCGGATTCCAAAGGCAAACCGGGTTTTATGACTCTCATCAGTTTCTTCTCCTTGTTTATCCTTCATAATAATAAGGTTCGTTATCACAAAGAAAATCTTCGCAAACCATAGCTCCGCCACAAGTGCAGGTGGCATAAAAACTCAGTGCGCTATAACCGTTAGAGGAGGTGTATTCTCCAACGTCTGCTTCAAACTCACAGCCACATCTGAGACAGGAAAAAATTTTGGGTTGATCAGGATTGGGTTTGGGTCCAGGCTTCAGGATTTTCACCGGAGCCCTCCTTTCTGATTCCATAGCTGCAAAATCCATTTTTAGGGAATTGGATTAAGAGGTGAGAAGAGTAACGACAAAAGGTGGATTCAGAATCGGGAGGCAGTCCGCAGGGGTCTTCATACTTACAGTCACGGCAATGAACAACCTTGGTGACATCTTCTTCTGGAAAATGGCAGATTTCCCGCATAAGGTCGAAATCTTCAAGTTGTATATCGAAGAGATAGCACATAAGCCGTTCTTTGTCGATATATACGGGGGTTCTTTTGGGCATTTTTTTCACTCCTTATAATGTTGCGGTTTTTCACCGGTAACGAGTTTTGCGCCGCAATGCCTGCAATAATGATCTTTGGCGCTTATCTTTTGTAAACAATTCTCACAGGTTGTAAAAATCCGACCCGAAAATGGATCGGAGAATATTCTTTGCGGAGCGGAATAAACAATGGAGATTACTTTCTCTGTTGGTGCTGTTTCTATTTTCTGCAACATAAACTCCATCCCGGCGCAATAACTGTCGGGGTCCATTCCGTCAGGAACCGCTGAAGACACAACATCAAATTTTTCTGCATCTATATATCTGGGCATTTTACTCCTTTCCCTTGCGTTTTGATCGCCTACGCTCACTCAGTCACCTTTTCGCAACCTTCACAAAGTCTGTATCCAGATTCATAAACTGCTTCAGCGAGTTTTCTGAAGTTGATTTCGACATAATAACCCATAGGCAGGTTAAAAGTAAGGACGTTGTGTTTAGAATTTGGACACTCATGAGAAGGAATACATTTCACAGCGCCCGCATTTTCCAAAATGTTTGCAATAATCTTAATATCATCACAGCCCGTTTCTTCAAATTCTTTTTGATTGTAGAGGCGAACTGAGGCTTGCCTCCCGCAGCGCTCACACTTCCATTGTGGTTCGCACCCTTTATAGAACAGATCGTTCACGATGACGGCTTTGTGCTTCATGCGTTTTGGCTCCCTTGTATGGGTTTCATGGCTTTTTCGGCGGCTTCAAGAGCAGATCTCTTGTTATAGCTCTTCAATGACTTTTTCTACATCCTTTATAAACTCTTCTTCTGTTTTGCCCCATAAAGGAAGCATGCGGCGCACATCCGCGCGATACTCCTGGTTGATGTCGTCTGGGAAATGGCCAGCGCACGCGATATAAGTAACGACACCTTTATAGGGTTCCAATCCTTTTTTCAAACACTCATCACAAAAGGCATAGGATATCGGACCGTATGCACTGGCGGCGACGGTTCGTGCGGGATTCCCACAGACATCACACTCAATACCCAAACAGGAAATATCGAGGCTTTTAGAACACGCACTATTGCTTGACTGATCCTTTTTGCTCTCGTCTTCGTCTTCAAAGAACGTTCCGTAATCAAACCATTGATCTTCTATGATATTTCCGATGATCTTTATTGTATGCCCCAGACCTTTAAGGGCAACCCTGACATATTGGCCTTTCATATCAGAAAGATTGGAGACGCCAACGAGATTCATAATCCTCATCACAGACTCCAGACCTTTTTCATCCCCTTGGAAAAAAGGATTGGGGACACTCCTGTAACCTCTTCCAAGACAATAACCACCATAATCAGCGCCCCATCCATCGCCCTTCAAGGCGAGACGAAGTGTAAAACAGTCGTGATCGTCAAAACCAAAAAAGACGTTCATTATTTTGGCGTTCCTGATTTGATAGCCTTCAGCCTCCAGAGTTTCAAGGGTGTATTTCTTCATTCTGTTGTTTTCCTTTCTGTTCTAAATCCAGCGCTGCCTGTTTTAATCCGCCAAAACCAAACTCTTCGATATAAGGAAAGGTTTTTAACACTTCGCGGCAGGTTGTGCATAAATAACAGGACCACGGAGAGTCACCCGTGACCAGACTTTTTTCCATTTTGCTTCCAGGCTTAAACTCCCTTCCACAGCCAAAACAGACATGAGGCTTTTTAATTTTCACAAGCGATCTTTCAACAATATCATACCCATTGATTGGGGCTGTCATTGATTTGGATTTTTCCCTGATGTATTCCCCTTTGCAAACACTTGCTAGAAGTTTCCTTGCCTCGCCGGCATAACCTGCCATTTCATCAATAAGCTCTTTCAGAGATTCGACTGTATGAAAACCATCGTAGTCAACTGCGATGTCGCATATGAGTTCGAGCAAGTCATAAACGCATTTCAGTGCATGGTAGTTCATATTATGTTTTTTCATCGTCCATTTTCGCGCTGCGTGCTGGGAAACGGCGGGTATTCCGCAGCACCTATACTGCCGGACCAATGCGTTGCGTTATGACAAGTTCGCTTTCGATAAGGACGTCGCAAATTTGTTCCTTCAAACTTGCATTTGTTTCGGGAAGGATTCTAAGTATGCTTTGCATCTTTTTCATCCGTTCGTTTGCAATGAGGTTTTTTTCGGGAAAATCGGGAGGCCCCCGTCGCCATTTTGCAGTTTGGATAGATTCGGGGATAAAATACCGTGCAGGCATCCGGCGCCCGGTTCGGTTCCCGGTTTGGAAGGTCGATTCCCAGGACTTTCATTGCGCGCTCAGTCCTCCTTTTGCAAAAATCGCACCAAAAATAAACAAACAAATAGCAATGGGCATACTATCAATCACATATAGATCGTTAAAGGCGCAAAACAAGCAATAAGCAACGATGGAAACACTAGACGAGATACATGCTCTTGATATTTTTTTAAAATTCATGCTCACTCATCCTTGTTTTCTTTGATCTTCATCCTCTTTGAAAGTTCCCCGCCTAATCCTCTTGCATAGGAATAAGCTAGCCAGGATAAGAAAGACGTTACGTAGCAAAATACAACGCAGAAGTTTGGCACAATAAACCATCCGTTTGCTTGCACTATGGAAAGTGCAATGCCAAGAAACATAAGGAAAACAATCACGTCCATCCCTCCTTCTTTCCGCCCATTCTCATTGACCGTTCAATGATTTCTTTCTCAGTCGCATCTCGAATAGCGGTATAAAGTTCATCATCTGCGTTTTCGACGAAGTTTTCAATAATTAGATTAAAACCGTCCAAAAAAGTATATCCGCACCCCATATAATCCCCTGGCCGATTGATGTGTCTCTGGAACAGTTTTGGCACCCATTCTTTTGGTGGAGAGCAAAGGGCAATCAATTTTGCGCAAATTCTGACCGCCTCATCCCTCTCCCTCTCCGCCTTTTCCGCCCTAGCCTCTGCCGCCTCGGCGCGCTCCAGCAGGTCGGTGATGGCGTTTGACGCATCCAAACATATGCTGACAATATTACAAGCACCGTCAGTATCACGGTATTTGCACCTTCTATTGCTGCATCCGTCCATATCTTGACTGATACCATATCCATCACATTTAAGGGCTTTAATCAGCTTCTTATAGTCCATTTTACTCCTCCAAAATCTTAATCAGTGCATGGATGCCTCGCTCGTTGTCGTTTCCCAGTTGATGTCAGTCCTCCATGTTAATCCTCTGGGCCGGACACATCACACACGGTTTCCCGTCCATACTTGATGGCGGGTTATACATGCACAAAGCGCATGGACCGAAGTTTAATATTTCAAGCAACGAGTTATTGTAGTCTATTTCATCGCGAAAAACTTTTTCCGAGATTCTATGCTCTTTCATTCGAAGGATTTGATCGAGTTTTCTTTTTGCATAGACTAGGTTATCTTCTGTTGTCGCTATGATTTTAGCAATTTTCACTTCAACCCCTCCCCTTTCTCCGTATCGCCCTGGTTCCTCTTATCCTTAATCTCCATCAGCGGACACCACCCCGGTTTGCCATATTTCCAGTTCCCGTTATAAAATTCTATTGGGCACTCAATCCCAACAACGCAGCATATCCTGTCTCCACCCCAAGAATCATGCTTGCTCAGTTTGCACACCTTGCAGGTCGATGGAATTTTCCTCATTTTGGTCTTTGCAACGATCACTTCAACCCCTCCAATTCCTCCGGCGTATCGTCATGGTCGGCGTCCTCTACATCTCTGCATGGTTCTTCCATTACCCGCTCAAGGACCACTCTTTTACCTTCTTTGGTTAAGCTATTCCAATATTCAACAGCATCATCACACGTAAGAACGAGGCTTGCTACAGTTGCACCGCATTTTTCGCATTCAAGCCGTTTGAAAAGTATATATAAGCCATCTGGGTCTTTTGTGGCTCCAGGAATCGAATAATGTACATATTTAGGTTTTCCACCGCATACAGGACAGCGCTTTGCTTTCATAGTGATTCCTCCAGTTTTTTCAATTCCTCCGGCGTCAGGATCGGCGCGCGGGTGTTTTAGTCAATTTCATAAAGCAAGCCCAAAATGTGTTACTTTTCTTACCACTATAAAAGACCACCTTTCTGAAAAAGCGGCGCAGCCTGACAATAACTGCGCCGCCGGAGAAAAATCAGAGAGCGTCCAGCATTTTGGAAAGCTCTTCGATGGACTTGGAATGGAGCTCTTCGTCCTGTTTGGAGGAAATGATCTCCATGATGCGCTGCCTTTTCTGAGCGTTTTCGCTTGCGAGGCGCCGCGTTTCGGCTTCGGCCAGTTTTACGGAGACAATATGCTTGACAATGGCAATCTGTGTTTCAAGCTGCTGGGAGGCGGGGTTTTTGGTTTGCAAAAGGCTCTCTTCGCTGGATTGCTTGACCTGGGCGTTCAAAGCCTTGAAAACAAGATCCAGATTCTGAACACTGAGATCCCACAGATCTTCCGTGTTAATGCTTCCGTGGAAAGGAAAGCGGTATTTGCGGCGGGACGCGGTTTCAAACATGGTTTCTACAGACATGGTAAAACCTCCTTAAAATTTGATTTTGAGTACGCGCTTGGTAGCGCCGGTGACACGAACAACAAGGGAATCATTACTGCCTACACAGAACCCAACGCCGGAAAGCTGGTCCCCGGAAGATTCGATACGAAGCTGGCTTCCCAGCGCTTCAAAAACCCGCTTGTGTTCCATGAGGTCGTTCACAAGGAATTCATTATAAAAACCATTCGGGTTTTCAGGATTGACGCAGTTTTTAAGCATGAAGAACCAGTGCTTATGGCCGATACCATTTTGTCCGTCCCAATAGTTGGGAGAACAGAGAAGCGCAGAGACCGGAGCAAAACGATTGGTAGGGAGCCCCCAGATGTCGCGGCTTTGAACATTGGCATTGAGAGCAGGAGACAGGGTGAACTTTCCGTTTTGATCAAGCTCAACGGTAGCGACTTCTACGATTTCATCACCCTGAAGAGCGTGCGGATAGCAGAAAGAGTGGATCTGTCCGTTGAATTCGATTTCCGCCCTGAATCCGGAAGTTCCGCCGCGATAGCAAAAACAATGCACATAAAACCTGTATTTTCCACACCGCATATCATTTACGCTGGGCCAGGTGATGTTTTCTACGGCAGGGGACCCCTTGCTAGGATGGATGATATCTACATCAAGCTGTCCTTTGGAGGGAGAATGGTGCTTTGCGCCAAAATAAATGTGCATACCATTCGGTCCGGAACAGTGGGCGTCAAAATCATTGGGGTTATAGTCCTCGCCATCGTTCCACTGAATGGAGAAGCGAAGCGCCCCGTCAATTTTTCCACCGGCTTTTTGGACGTTGGAGCGGATATCGCTGTCGGCAAGATTGCCGGAATAAGCCCATCCAAACGGGTTTCCCCACTTGAACATGGGTTTTGCGGCGTCGTTTTTGGGGGCGGTAAGAGAAACCATATGGGGCGCGTGCTGGCTTTCCAGGTAGACCTCCACCTGACGCGCAGAAGGAAGGACGCTGGAAACAAAGTCGTCCATGGTAATTTCCTGCACACGGTCAAAAGTCTGGGGGGCGCTCACGGACTGACGGGACAGAGCGTCGAACGCTGATCCGCCCCGGAGGGAAGACGACAGATCGCGGTCGCAGAAAAGAACGTTGTTGACAGAAAGGTCATCAAGAGTGGCGAAACGACGCTCAAGGGAATCCAGATAACCGAGCTCTTCAATTTTGCGCCGGGCTTGTTCCACCATCTTCTGGGTAAAGATAGCCTTGGGCCGCTTGTAATTGGCGGGAGCCACAATGGCCTCGTATCTGGAAACTGCCGTATTCAGATCCATACCCGAAGAAAGATCGGCGAGCAACGTGCCAATACTGTGATTGCGAATACGACCGATTACCGGACCGACATAAGGCGCTCTTTCCCAGGCATAAAGCTCCTTTTCCTCAGTGGTGTGGAGGAGATCGAAGACCTGCTTGTGCGCTTTGAAATCCCTCAGATTCTTTTCCCATTCTTCCCCACGGTAAAGCGATTTCTGAGCGATCAACTCCAGAACGGTATCAAGGCTCTCCATGGAAAACTCGGACAGAGAGCGGAAGAATACATTTCGCGTATCCCTCATGGAAGCCTGAAAAGCAGATTTTTCAATACCGCGCGCAGGGGAAAGAAGCGAGGAGGGGATTGCGAGAGAAAAATGATTCCAGGTATGGATGGAGCCGTCTTCACACCGTTCGAGAGACATGGCAGTTCCAACGGTTCTGGAGTCTGCATAATAGACATTTGCAATCGGCTTGGATTTGACATAGGCGGACAGAGCGGTTGTCACAGGAGAGAATACGGGATCGGTAATATCAAGATCCCAAAGCGAAGTAACAACGCCGCTCCTGATGGAAACCAGATTTCCAACCGACCTGATGAAGTGGCGGCAGCAGGAGCAGTCGTACTCACGGCGCTTTCTGAAAACAGGATTGGAACCCTCCGGGAAAGAATTGAGATAAACATCCCAGAGTATATCGGGGTCCGTGTCGGTCTGGTATAGATAATCCGGTGTGTTGTTTTTAAGCATAGAACCAAAATGACTACGCAGAGCAGAAGCAAAATCCTGAAAATTCATACAATCTCCTCCAACAAAAAGATTGGGTTACGGAATTACTGATTCGGGAGAGCCTTGGTAGGAATCTCGTTTCCAAGGAAAAGGGTGATATCTGTTCCCTCGGGAATGAAATAAACCTTATCGCTTTCGCCCAGCATGTCCTTGAGCAGTTCCAGACGCTTGAGCTCATAAGCCTCTTTGCTTTCCTCATAGACCTTGGCGTTTTCTTCGGCGACCAGATTGTTTCGGCGGGCTTTTTCAAGATCAATTTCAGTCTGGGCCTTTTCCTGTTCAAGCTGCTTTTCCAGCTGCTGGGCACGCTGCTGGGCGAGTTCGATCTCAATAGCGGCAGTGGACTTTTCCTGCATTTTGGACTGATAGACAGGATCTACGCTGATGTTGTTTACGCCGAAATCAATAAGCTGGATGCCGCAGTTGTCAAGTTCAGCAGACAACAAGAATTCAATGTTTTCCTGGAGTGTTGTACGGTTTTTGTCGCTTTCAGCGATACCGAGCATTTCATCAAGGGTCATCTGGGTGGATACCTGCTTGACAATGCGCGGAATACGGGAGCGGACAAGCTGGTCAAGCTGCTCGTCATCACGGGCGGCGGCGTTATATTCCTTCCACATCTTACGGACACTTGCTTCATCGCTCTTTCTGGCATAGGTTGCGGACGCAGTAAAACCAACTACCTGCTTGTCGGATGTCCATACATCAGCATCTTCCCAGACAAGGGTATGGGATGCGGTGTCAATACAGGTAAGACCCGCATACCAACCGAGATTGGTATATCGACCGGAGCCAACAACCTCACTGATGGTAACTCCGTCGTCCATTTTCAGACCGATCTGGTTGGAACCGACCTGTTTGTTGTAATAACAGGCGGTGGTGGAAACAAGAGTGAGAACAAGAAGGGACGCCAGAAGAAAAACCTTTTTCATTGCAAAAACTCCTTTCATTTATGGAACCAATGGACAATCTTTTTCAGAACATTGATATCGGTTGCTCTGAAAAGAACAACCACAATGGTGGCGAACAACAGGATAAAAAAGATCAGATCATCAATACCACTTCCAAGCGGCAACAGGAAAACAACCAGGGAGCGCGTCGGGGGAAAAATCATCAGAAAAAGTAAGGCCGCAAGCACAATTACGGCCTTACACCAGTTACTGATTTTGTTTTGCAAGCTATCACCTCATAGAATTATTGAGAACGAAAAATGATAACATAGCCTTATCTTCTAAAGAAAATCACACTCCTGTCTTTTGGGCACAAGAGGGCAGCAAGGGATCTGTACGAACCGGGGCGGGGCCCCAGCGCCCGTCGCCGCTGGTGGAATAGTAATCACAGGAAGTGGAAAAATCCATTGCGACAAACGATTTAGAAGTTTTCTGCCTAAACGGACACCGTGGCGTTGTGCAGGTTTTGCTTAAACAGGTTTCAGACACGGACTTTCGGGACATGGCTCCTCCTGATGAAGATAGTATACATGAAAAAAGCTATGTTGTAAATACATTTTTAGAAAAATCAGGTGATATGGAAAAATTCCCTGTAATCAAAGGAAAAGGAATAGCACCACCCGCCCGTATCACGATTCAGGGTAAGCGCGATCGGAAGAGAGATTTTCCCGTAATTGACGATCAGAAACTCCTGCAAGGAGGACAGATCCATCATGGATTTGGATTCATTGAATCGGTTGATTTCACCGTCGTCCGACACAGACTGAAGCCAGCGGGTAAGGCAGAAGGTATCACGCTGCGGAATGCGGCAAAGATCATAGATTACATCTTCAACACGAGTGAAGAAAAGACGAACGGGCTGGTCTTTCGGGAAATCCGGAAGCACGACGCCGGAATGGGGATCTCCGTCTGCAAAACGAAGAAGGGCATAGGCGCCGCCGATTGAGGGGGAAGCAAGAACGTTTCCGGAAGAAGTTACGGCATTGAAGCGGGTATCATAGGTCATGGAAAGGTCCCCTTTCATATAAAATGGTTAATCTTCATCATCGAGCTGCCTGAGAAGAGCCTCGCAGGAGTCTCGCATTTTCTGGCGGATGGCACGCAAGGACGCTGGGTCTTCTCCACTGATTGCGGCCAGATCAGAAACAGCGCCGGCGGCAAGGGAGATTCCGGTATGCCAGGCAAGTTCCGCCTGTTGAGCGGCGGTCCTCCCGTCAAGCTGTTTTTGCAGACGGGCGTTGTCCTGTTTCAGCAGATTGGCGCTGTTGCGGGACTGGACAAGGTTTTCGGTGAGATCCCGGTTCAGATCCTCCAGATCCTTCATTTCCTGCGGACGGTCTGCTAGGGCAGCCTTGGTAGTGGACAGCTCCTTGCGCATATCCATAGCTTCCCTGCGAAGGCGGCTCGCGTCCTGATCGCTCTGCTGTTTCGCGGCTTCAGCGGCGGCGAGCTTGTCTTTGATTTCCTGCACGATAGCGTCACGCCGCTGATATTCGGATTCCATTCCCTCCTTGATGCCGGCCTCAATGAATCTCTGATTCCGGTTTTTAAAAACCGGCAGCCGGAGAAGGGAGTCCATAAGGTCGCGCTGTTCCAGTTCGCTGAGGTTGCGGGCAAGGACATAGGCGATATTGCGGGGCACAATGTTTTCCTCCAGAATATCGGCAAGGCCGGGGATGATATTGGCAAGGGATTTGATGCGGGTGTATTGTGCTTCGGAGATACCAAGGGACTGGGCAAGTTCCTTTCTGGTGCTGGGTGGATCATCTTCGGGTGAGCAATGCTCATTTGAGCATTGCTTTTTGGTAGTATCGCCTCCTTTTCCTTGCTTGATATTGTACAATCTCTCCAATTCTTTGATGATCCTGGCCTGCTTGAACTGGCTTTGGTTGAGCGTGCCACGCTGACGGATGTTTGTTTCGATCAGTGCGCGAAGAGCGTCGTCGTCATCTTTGAAGCGGCACTCGATGACAGGGATGCTCGTCATTTCCAGCTCCATGGCGGCACGCCAGCGCTGATGGCCTGAAATGATCAGGCGCCCGTCGGTTACGAGCAGGGGAGTGAGCACGCCGTTTTCGCGGATGGACTGAACAAAGTCCTCCCATTTGTCCCCGGTGATATCATCAAAGAAATCAAGATTGCGTGGGTGGGGCGTAAGGATTCTGGGGTCAACAAGGAACTGTTTCCCCCCAGTGTAAAGGCTGGAAATGGCCCGTGGAGAAGTCTGCGCGGGAAGCACGGAAGCGACCACCTGAGACTGCATTTAGTTCCGCTCCTTTCTTAAAAAAGGGTACACAAAAACCACCATACGCCAGTGATTGACGAATACGGTGGCTTCTGGTATACTGAATACCACCAGATTCGCAGGGGCTGTGAAGGGTCGCTGATGTCTGGTGCTTACCGGAGAGTGTTGCAGCACTCTCCGGTTTTTTTCGTTGCGGGTATATCATAGCATGGGGCTAACAGGAAGTCAAGAAGAAATGCGAACATGTGTTTGCGTAGCGAATGCCTGCAAAATTATTGAACAAACCCCGTTCCTTTCATAATCAGGATTAAAACAACGCAAACGGCGATAATCAAAAAACCTTGCATCAAAAATTTTGAATCATCATATCGACCATGCTGATCCCGGTATCGCTTATAGGCGCTCCAGTTCTGAAGCTCTTTTGGGAGGTATTTCCCAGTCACGGGGTCTTTTTTATGAAACTCAACAATCCACTTTTCATCCTGATCGCGCTGATACTGCTCTTTGTTGGCGTCCGCTTCACGCATATCCTTGATCATGTCTTCCCATGTTGCGCCGGGATAGCCCCATCCTGGCAGAGTCAGGCGGTATTTGCCGATCTCTTCATAAGGATCTCCCCATTCCTTGTTCCACCCGACCCATGAAAGATGATTCTGCATTCTATTCGGAGCCATCTCTTTAAGCCACTCGCTCTTTGTGCAGTAAATCCAGGTGCCGTTTTTGCCAACCGAGAAAAGAAGGGAGCTGTACCACCCAATTGCGCCATCAGGGCCGGCCTGACTCCTTGCGGCTTCGTATGAGCGGTTGGTAAGAGCGCGGCTTGCCTGAAGATCCAGTTTGTGCAGTTCTTCCATGTTTTTCTTGAATTGATCTTTCTGGTACTCCTTCGCCATAAGGGAAACACCAGCCATTATACCGGTCTTGATAGGATTGTCAGCCATATAAACGACTCCTTTTGGTTTGTTTTTTTATTTCGGATAAGGAACACGGGTTATACGGACGCCGCTTCTTTAATTCTTTCGCGCGCATTTTCCAACGCTTCTGCGGCATCGTTCAGAGCGTCCGCAGCGTTTTCAAAGGCTTCACCGCGATAGGAATATTGCAGGTTTTCAGGCATGTTGTCGAACTTATCCTGTTCCTCGTCGCGGACTTCCTCGACATACTCTGTAATTGAAGCCAACTGATCTGCGATTTCACGAAGCCTGGATCGTGTTGCTTTATTCATTGGATTCCTCCTTTTTACCGGCGCGGAAGCAGCCTGGCAATATACTATAGTATACCATAAACGGAAAATCAAGACAAAGAGCCATAGGCGAGAAAATACACTCCTTTTGAATAACGCTCATCAAACCAGTGCCAGATATCAAAGCGATAGGTGCCCGCTGGGAAATCCAGAAAGGGCTCTTCAATTTCATCCAGATCATTGATGGGGATATCTCCGAAAGCATCCCAAAGCTGCTCCAGATCAGGATCGGTAAAGGAACTATCGCTATCGAGCTCCATTAGATATCCCGTGCTTGAACAATGGGGGCACTGCCCATCTTCTTTTGTTTCCTTCGGCATACCAATCCAGTTGCATTGTAAACAACGGACAAACACAATCAACACCTCCGTCTCGTATCACAAGGGAACATCAATATCAACGGAAAATGAAATATTGCATTCCGGGCAGAACACTTCCGGCTGATCATGGGTATCATAAAGGTTGCCGCATCTTGGACAGACAGCCCACAAACCATCCCGAAGATTTTCGTCAATAACGACTTCCGGGTGCTGCCAGTCTACGGAATCAAACAATTGAGCGGCAAGATCCTCTTTCCCACCGCAGAGAACAAGAAAATCATTGTGGGTGTAAAAATCATCATCGCCTGAAACATTTTCAGGGATATAACAGACCTCGTTCCGCAAAGAAGGGTCGTTGAAAACTTTCGGGCTTTTAAAATAGGAAATATACATATAAGCCTCCTGAGTTGTTTTCTAAATCATCTCAATGTCACCTTCATGGGCGACGCGATGAAAATACTCGCGGAGTTCTTTCTCTGTCAAACGAATAAGGCAGGCGGGTTCATACGAGCGGCAATCATCCCAGAACCGTGCAATAAGAGTTCCGTTTTCGGATCCCAAAACCCCACAGGAAAAACGCGCGATAAGAATTCGATATTTTTCACTTTCGACATACAGAGAAATGCCACAGTCGTCGGGAGCGCCGCCGTCCAGGACAGCAACCAAATCACCAAAATACATGGGCATTCTCAGAGCGTTTTTCTCCATATCATTCATCCTCGCTTTCTCAATGTTCTTTCCAGAGGCATACGCCGTCGCGTTGCAGTATGGCGCGAAACACAACATTAGCGTCGATGCAGTTTGAATTTATGGCACGATTGCGGAATGCTCTGGACAGGGAGGGAGAAGCGTCTATCACATAAACCTCCGAAACAGAAGGGCATTCATCTCGCATAGTGGAACACTCAAACTTGAGATAGTCAATGGAAATCACGGGAATGCGGTGCCAGCGTACCAGTTTGTATTCATTGTCAAGACCATAGATCCAGGTGTAGTTGGTTGCCATATTGTTTCTCTCCTTTTCTGTTTTTCTTTTTCACATTTTTTCTTTGTCATGGACGGGATGAAGCGATCCACCATTGCGATAATGGTTGTCAAACAAATACTCCTCGAAGGTTCTTTCATCGCTTGGAACCATATCGAGGAGTGATTGATATTGATGTTTGATTTCTTTCAGGGTGAAAAGCCGGTGGGGGAAACATTCGTCGTAATAATAATCCGCCTGTGCCATGGAAACAGGATCGCCGCGAGGATGTCGTGGCATGTTTATTCTTCCTCCTTGTGCCAGTGCAGTCCACGGGCTTTATACAGGGGAATCCAATGCTCACTGTAAAAATCATAACCGGCGCCGTCGATTCCAAAGACGTATTCATAGTCTTCCTGCTCATAGATACGAAATCCACAGTCCGCCATGGCTTGCAGACCACCATGTTCCTCAAGCCACCAGTTGTCAACAGAATCCCCGAATGCCCATAAAGTACCCCACATAGGCAAGAAATCGTCATGCTGAACATCAAATTCACCGGATTCAAGAACACAGGTTGTGCCATCATCCAGTTCGATGGTGTACAGATCATCTTCACGCCGGATGATTTCTCCTTCGTTTTCACCAGCAGGGGGATTATAGACATATACGCGGTCTCCGACTGCGAGAGGGGTGATTTCCTGAAGCTCATCGGGGTTGATTTTCAGAAGTTTTTCGAGGATCGAGGATGGAATGGCGCTGAATTCGCGTACCCAAGCTTGGGCGGCTTCTTTGATGGTATCGTATTTCATCTTGGGGAAACCTCCTATAAAAAATCAAACAGGAATATCGTTAAGAGTGTTGACATCAAAATAGGCGTAAGTCCTTTTAGGTCCGCCAGGATACTTTCGGCTGAGCTTGCTCACTTTATAGCACGAGTGTTCTTCGCCAGTAAAATCCTTAATGCGGTAAGTTCCCTTCAAAAGGCGCATGGTGCTAAGGGACTCGCCGAAAAAAGCGAGCGTGTCACTGTCGAACCAATGACCATTCGGGTGGGTACGAAGATAGGCGTTTCGCAAGTCGTAGATGTCCTTGATCTGAAACTGTGTAGTTGTCATTTCGCAGGCTCCTTTCCTTCACCACGATATGGACTGGGGAGGCGGGAAGACGATGTCGGCGTAGCAGGTCTCAGAATTGTCCCCTTGATAGTAGGTAAACCAGAGATCTTCATATCCTTCCCCGGCGCCGTACAGCTGGAAAACTGCGCGGGGAAACAGCTGGGCAATCTCGGAAAGGTCCTCGTCATGCTCATACCAGTGACATTCCCCGGCGGAATCAAAAAACTGGATTTCTTCCTCCGGATCATATTCACCGGGCACGAACGCATAACCGATCAGTCTTCGATTGTTTAGTTCATCCACAAGACGGACCCATTCTTCTTTGGAGGCGATATGTTTTACCCTGAGAGAGTAGCAGGTATTGTAACCCATAATCATGCTCCTTTCTTAATCGTTGCATGCAAAACGGGCGCCAAACATGTGATAGGCGTCCGTTTTTTTCATGGTGACTTTTTCAAGTTTTTCGATGGGGGCATTGATGTGCCGGCATTCTGACAAAGTGAGGAGTTCATTGGCGATCAGGTAGTATCCGTTTGGAATGCGCGGAGAGACGTTCGGGCGGTAGCAGGGTGCATCTTGTAAAGAGGGAGGAACTTTGTAATAGACCATACCAAAGACCACATCCTTACAGAGAAGCAGTCGGAGCATTTCCCCGACTGTATGACTTGACATATTCAGCGGCGCAGGCATAGATGAAGCGCGAGCAGGCAAGTGTGTTTTCGGCTTTTCTCGATTCTTCAATGGCTTTATTAAGATTGAGCTGGGCATCCTTGCAGACCTGCTCAGCATTTTTCATGTTCTCCTGAGCCTCGGAAAGAACCCGACGGGCCTGATTAACCAGTTCGGAAAGTTTCCTGGCATGAGCCATGCGCTCTTCATGGCGCTTCACGATAGCGTGCGCCTTTTCCAGATAACAGGATTCGGGAGAAAAATCCCGGACAGCAGGCGTGGCCTTAATGGTATTGTTGTTTTCCTGTTTAACCGATTCCGCATAATTTTCCCTGACTGTTTCCCGTGCGGCTCGGCTGGCCTGTTCCTGTTTGCGGATTGCAAGCGTCAGTTTTTTGGGTTGAAGGCCGATATACCGTAAAACTGTGTTGTAATTAAAGCCGGTTTTGCGGGCAATCTCCGCGTTCGTCAGGCCAGCGTTGCGAAGTTCCATAAAAACCTTGGGATCGGGATGGTAGATGGCATTGGAGGAAGTTTTGACAGTGTTTACGGAATACATCATTTTTCATTTCTCCTTTTGTTTTTTTCTTCACTTGTTTTTGGGATTCAGGAATTGGATTTGTGTTTGTGTACTTTAATCCTCGGGGCGGAAGTCAGACAAAAGTCTTCTTTCTGCGTAGTCTTCGATTTCGAGAAGATAATTGTCATTTTCCGGATCAAACTGTTTTTCAAAATCAAGGGCGAATTGTACAACGGAATTAAAAAGAACGCGGCTGTCATCGGCCGCGATCTCGTTGGAATCAAGCAGGCGTGTTGCCACGCAGGTGATTTCAAAGATGTTTTCAAAGATATTTTCAATGAACGTCAGTGCCTTTCCCTGTGGAGAAAGGTCCATTGAGGGAAATAAATTTTGGGGGAATACCTCGGCAAGAGTTCCGCCATGTTGTTCCATGCAGTCAGACAGGTACTGCTGAAAATTTTTTTCCGCAGGATCAATGCTCCCATCAGCGACCTGTTTTCCATACTCTTGTTTGATCTGGTCTTCGCTGATCAACTGATCCGGATACCGCTGATCAATAAACCAGTGGTATTGATTTTTGTTCATGATTTTTCCTCCTTTTTTCCTTCAGGTATGTACTGAATAGCGGTAGTAATTACGTTCTACGCCATCCTTGCCAACCACTTTACCATAGTCACTCAGACACAATCCGCCAGCGATTCCGCCTTCTTCCTCGAAGTAAAAGTCGTCACCCCAATCATGGTAGAGAGTGATGCTTTTCGAGCTGTTCCATTTGAATGAATCACGAAGAGCCTTGCTCAAAGCACGACGCTTGAGCGGAGAGGAGAGAATCTCGCTTTTAACATGGGGGCATATGATTCTTGGGAACGTGGCATCAGGATGATAAAGAAAACGCAGAGGGGTATCCGGTGACTCCAGAAATTTTAAAAGCGTAGGCGCGTCGATTCGGAACGAGTACATAACATAGTTTTCTGAAAATGTTTTGTAGATGAACAGTTCAAAAACAGCGATGTTGTTATCATCTTCTCCGCTTCGGTTTTCAAGCCGTACCGCAAGGCGGGACTCAAAATTGGTATAATAAAAAGCCTCGTTGTTATGAGCAGAACAAGCATGTAACAACCAGTCCTGCAAATCTTTACGGGAAAACCAGAAATCAAATGGAGTTTTTGTTATTTCTCTATTTTTGATAACCAGAGAAATAAATCCTAGGCCACGTACTTTTTCCATGCGAACAAGAAGAACATTGAGATCATGGTTCATAATAAAGCTCCTTTCATGGATTGGTTTATTTTTGCTCCCATTTCACAGGACTTTGAATGGTATGATCTTTGTAATTGATACAGATGGCTTTGTCGTGCAAAAGGACTGGTTTTAATGTTTGGAAATATTTTGGCAATTTCACACTGGCGTCGTCGAAGGCTTCCACACTGGCGTTGTCAAAGGCTTTCACACTGGCTTCATCGAAGGCTTCCACACTGGCGTCGTCGAAGGCTTTCACACTGGCGTTGCCATGGGCTCCCACACTGGCGTCGTCGAAGGCTTCCACACTGGCGTTGTCAAAGGCTTCCACACTGGCGTTGCCATGGGCTTCCACACTGGCGTTGTCATGGGCTTCCACACTGGCGTTGTCATGGGCGTACCATATGCCGTCTCGGACGGTATGCATTCCAGTACGCAAAATATGATTGTTGCACCATACTTTTACAGCAGCTTTGATGCGCGGGAGGCAGTCATTTTCGTTCCACCAGTCCGGCAACACATCCTGATCGACGTTTAGTTTCCATTCGTCAACATCACTGGTTTTATCACCATCTTCAGGAACCAATTCCACACGTACAAAGACTTTGCTTGCGTGCACAAAATCGTCTTCAATATGGAGTTCCTCCAGCATTTTACTGTGGCTGTTGTAGTCAGGGACAAATACACGGTCCTTCAGGCAGATTGCAGATTTGAATTGACACATTGTTTTATACTCCTTTACTTGGTTATTTTTATAAAATTCAGCAAGGAATCAACATCAATGGTTCCATTGCTGTTTGTTTTGCATCCGCAGTTGCAGAGTGCCTGGAAAGCTGCTTCCAATGCACACGATCCACAGGGCGATCTGGCGGGGCGTCTGCGGAAAGTTGTCGGGGCGCCAAATTGCAAAACCACAGCGGCCAATGCTTCAGCTGCGCTTTCCAATTGTTCGATATGCGCCTGTGTGATTTCATTGATTGTAAGATGTCTCATGTGTCACACCATCTTCCTTAGATCAGAGAGATAGACCCGATTTCCACCGGATAGAAAATAAAGCTCTTTTCCTCTTTTTTTAACAAGAGTTCTTCGGATCTTGTTGTCGTTGCCCAGCTTATGGACAGCAAAAATATCCCCGCCGGGTTCCCGTTCAAACCCAAAAAGATAAACGGAAACAGTCGAGGTGACAGGATAATATGCTTTAGGAGAAAGTAGCATAATAGTCCTCCTTTGCTATTCTCAAATAGCCCAATATGTTTGAGTGATTTCATAATATCACGTTGTTTGAAAAATTACAAGCTATGAAATAAAAATTATCGGGAAGAAAGATAGCCGGCGGGAAGGTCGTAAACACCTTCCCAGCCGGCGATCTCCACAAAAGCGAGGTCATAGACGATAGAATTGATTTTTGTGGAACTGCGGGCATAACGGACTCCGCAACCGAAGGCAAAAAGACAGGCCAGAACACCCGCAATGAAAAGAACCACCGGCTTGCGGATGAAGTTGAAAAAATCCTGTTCAGTGATGATACGGGTTTTCATTCTGTCCCCTCCATTAAGATTTTTTAACCGTTCCAAGCGTTTCTGAGTAAGTGTCGATGTATCTTTCCAAAAGCGACGCCGCCTCCTCTTCGTTTTCCGGAACATCTTCACCGAATATCACGCCGTCCCCGTCCTCAAACTCATCCTCCAGATCATGGACAAAAACGGCTTTTTGTCTGGTTGTATCACCAATACTGACAGCAATTGCGGTGCATGGTGCGAACGCTACTTCATGGCCGTTGATTTTAAAAACTTTCGTCATTTTGTTTTCTTCGTCGCGCTCGTCAGGTTTGCGATACAGGGCGCAGTCGATTTCTTTCATGAACAGCACTCTCCTTTGGGATTTCGCTTATCCTACATCAAGCGATTATTTAAAAACCTGCACAATGATTCCAAACTCTCCGCTTCTGAAAACACGGATCAGCTTACCAGAGAACTCGGCGGTCCGGCTATAGTCGTCAAACACCCATAGCCATCCCTCACACTCGAAAACGAGACGATACCAAGAGGGGACGATGCACTCGGAATCGACAACATAGGCAGAGTATTCTCCATCCTCTCCCATCAAAAGCTCATTTACTTTCCCAGGGGAACGAAGCATAAGGCTTGCAATGTCGCTTCCTCCAAGGTCTTCTTTCGGATAGGAATGGTGGTCTTTCATCTTATTGAATCCTCCTGTTTTCGGGTCAACAGACGGGCTTCGCGTATTCCTTGGGATATACAGTACCGTCATTGTTTATTTCACAGTCCTCAGCAGAATATATAGCCGGTGTATGCCAACCTTGCCAATTATCCCAGTATTCTTGGCGTTTGTTCGCAAGGCGTTTCGCACCGGTAAGCGTCGGAGTTCCCCCGTAGCAATGGTATCGGTATTGCCCACCGATTACGTAAAAATTCACTTTATTTTTCATGTTTTTTCCTCTGTTGTAGATGATTTAATCCGCCTGGGGATTATTTACTTTTCTCGTTTCTTCGATTATGTCATTTATTGCGGATGCGAAATCCTCCGCAGTGATGTCGTCAGGGAGGTCCCATCCATCGGCTTGGAAATTGTCCAGGTCGGCGGCGGCATCTTCTACCGTGTATTCATTTTTCGAGATCGCATCAGGATCAACACAGGTTTCCCACACCTGATTGGCCAGTTCGTAGGCTGTCATTGTATACCTCCAGCGTTTTGGTTATCAGTCTAATATCGTTAGGAAATATTGCAGTTCGTCGTCTTTGAGATTGCACATTCCATAATCATAGGCGTTCTCCCAAAGCTCATTATAGATATCAGCAAGGCTGTGATCGGCATGCTGCCAAATCTTATGGTTGAGCACCATGACGAGTTCGGTAAGGTATTTATAGTTGCCTTTCCACTCATCAAAGGCGCGGTTGAAGGTGTCACGGACTGCGTTTTCTCCGAAGGTTTCCGCGATGGTAAAATCATTCCAAAAGGTTGTGATGGGGGTGTAGCCAATCATTTCAGCCAAGGGCCAAGTATTGGACATTGAAATTCCTCCTGTGTATTATTATTTACTTGCCTTTCTGCTCTCTTCGTTTTTTCCTTCGGATCTTTTGGTGTCTTCGCAGGAATCATAAACAGCAATTTCCGCATTGGTTTTTTCACGGACAAACCTGACCGGCGCCCCGTTGGAAGTCCAGGCTGAGTAATTCCACAGAGGAGTATAGACATCAAACTCATAGTCATAATGGAACACATCGCCATCAATGTTGATAGCAAAAAGATCGTCCTCGCAGGAAACGAAATCCCCTGTCATAGAGTCCACGACGTACATACCATCTTCATCAAGGGGCATGAGGTCCTCAACTGTTTCTGTGAAATCATCATAGTTGTCATAAGCAAAGTCGTATCCATCAGAATATGGATAGAAATTACCCGCATAAATGGAACGGTAGGGTTTTCTGCTCGTTTTGTAACTGGAATTGCTGTACATGATTCCGCCGTCTTTAAGAAATTCTCCGATCGTGTAGATTTCGCCATCCTTGGTTAAGAAAGCCATTTTAGAATCAATGGCGTTTTGAACCATTTGCATCAAATGTTTGTTTCGATAAAAATCGGAAACACCACGATGCAACGGCGCAAGCTGGGAGGCAATATACTCCATGGTATCAGAGATTTTAGAATCTCTGGGTGTGATATGAATGATTCCGTTGTGGGCGATTCCAATTGGGGTTTCAATACGTAGCTTTTTCAAGGCAGGAATACTGTCCGTGATGGGGAAAGGGTGGGTGTTCTCAGGGGTGTTTCCCCCATGGGTTCCGATTCTGAAATGCAGAACCATTGGAGTTTTTACGATATCAATCTCGTGTTCAAGAGATTTCAGACGCGCTTCAAGGGTTTTGAAGGACATAAACCCCTTCTCGATAATGACACGGTTCTTTTTGACATACATCATACCCGCGCCGTCAGGGTTGGAATCCCACATGTTTTTGAGTATTTCGTGATCTGGAAGAGCAATTTTGGAAGGTTTAACACAGATGATGCACATGATTGTTTCCTCCTTTTAATTTTTTGTTTAATAAAGTCCTCTTGTCTGGAAATAGGACAGAAGTTCCGTCCCCGTCGTAGCGCTTACGAGAGCTGTGGCAAGGTCGTTCCAGGAAACCTTCATGCATTCTTCAAGCTCGGTATTTTTTGCATAGAAACACAGGGCTTTCGTAAACTGAAGTGTCGCCATGATCGTGCTGAGATTTAGCGTCCCCCGATACATGCGGAATTCAATCGTATTCCAGTTTTCAAGATTTACGGCATAATATCTGGAATCGCTGCTGTTTTTCACCTTGTCAACAATATCGTCCAGAGTATCTGTCTCCTGGATGTCCGCATCAGGTTTTTTTGCCCAGCGATTCATCTCTGATTCTCCACGGCGGGAGAATTTAACCATCTGATTCCAGAAACGGTCTACCAGTAGGATGATTTTTGCTATGGTGGCCTCTTTTTCAAAAGAATCTGCTCCAAGGCTGTTACGGTTTACGTGAATATGCAAACCACAGGTTTCGGCGTCATGACTCTTGAACTTGTATTCTTTTGCGGTTTTAACAACTTCTTTCCAAGGAAAGGAATTTTCATGGTATTCGAGCGAACATGGGTGGGTGACAATCTCAATACCGTTGTCTAGACTTCCATCGCTTTTGAGATAAAAATAATCTTCCCTTTCTGACAAAGTTTTAAGAGCGGAGGCGCACTCACGTACGTTGTCCCCTTTGTCGATTTCAAGTTCTACGCCCATAAAGAAAGGACCGGAGCCGTGGAAGATCGGATCCGGTTTAAAAGAATAATTATGGATTACGTCTTCTTCGTCATCTCCAGGGTAGCAGGATGAACAATACCATTCCTCTCTGTTCTCGCTGTATTCTGCGTCGTCGGCCAAAAGGATTTCTCCACAGTTTTCACAGGTTACATAATTATACCTTTCATAACATCCATCACAGATACAATGGCCATAATCATCTGACCGGATATAGGGGCCGGTAAAATACTCTTCACATTCGTCGCACTGATAGTAATTGTTATCAGCGCAGCTTTCACAAACATAAAAGCCTCTGTTGGTATAAATGCTGTCATGTACCCATACCAGTTCGTCATTAGAGTGGATTTCACCACAGCCGTCACAGATGAAATACTCTTCTTCAAAGCATTCCTGGCATATGAAAGTTCCATGATCGTCCTTGTATTCATCTCCTTCAAAAATTACTGCTCCACAACAGATACAAATACCAATTTTTTCGCGGGTTTCTTCCGCTTCGCGGGTTTCTTCCTTGTTGATGTACTCAAGATCCATTTTTCTTTCTCCTTTTATGTATGTTTTTGGAATATAAAAAGCGCCTGAATTGTTTTTCAGGCGCTATGATTGTAAGTGTACTATTTCGGGGTATCCCTGATTTCAGCTCTGATCTTTTTGATGGCTATAATGGTTTCCTCGCGGGTTTCATGACTCACATGTTTTAAAATCTGAATTATCCTAGTTAAGATTATACCTCAAAGTGATATAATCTAATTGATAGCACCCATTTCAACATCACTCCCTTGATCTTTTTGTATCCTTCTAACCATTTGCAGAAATTCGCGTGTAATCAACCAGTAATATAAATCAGCTACACAATAATCATCATACTGCTCAATTTCTTCGGGGGCTTCTTCCAGCCAAGATCCAATTATTTTTCTTTGATCATGGTAGGAAATCGCAATAGCCATAGCGCGGGGTGTACCGCGCAGCCAATGTCTGAAAGCTGGGGGGTCGCCAAAATGAATGCTTTCCCATTGTTTTTCATCCTTGAAAATACTGTATGTTCTCAGGAGCTTTTCAGAATCAGTCATAAGAGATTCCTCTGCCCCATAATCGGCAAGTGTGATATTTTCAAGAATATATTTGCGAATGGATTCTTTGGCTTTCCGTGATATTATACGCCTCACGTCCTATCCCTCCTCAATGATGTGGATGTAATCAAAGATCACATTCCCTGTTCCCTCGCCTCCCTCCTCACATATTCCACGGCTTTTCAGCAGCTACATAGGGGAGATCCCCGTCTGTATCGGCCTCAAAGAAGTCTCTGAGGGTGTCCAGCAAGTCACGGTCATTGACTCCGGAAAGAGCTTCAAGCTCTTCATGGGTAAAGCAGGAATAGGGCAAAGTGTACATGGTGTATCTCCCTTGATGCATGATTTGAAACTAATTTTGAGCAATTAAAAAAGACGTGCCGAAGCACGCCTTGTGTACTGAAACACGCTATAATTACCGGCAATTTATAAAACAGAACTTCTTACTGTTGTTCACCATTCAGATAACGTTCACAAATCGTTTTCAAAACGGGAATATCATCCCGTATTGTTGCCCACGTCTGCTCAACGTCCATAGAGCCATAGTCGTGAGCAAACATATTACGCATACCGCGAATGAGCGGCCACGGAATAGAAGGTATAGCGACGCGCGTTTCTTGGGAAATTTTGTTTGCCAATTCACCAATTTGAATGATGCACATTCCACAGGCGTTTTGGTACACAAAATTATCGGCAAAAATCGCAAGATCGTCCCCAAAAAACTCCCTTGTTTTAGCTATCTGCTCGCAATATTGGATAATCCGCTCCAATAACTGGCGTTCCCTCGCATTCATAGATAACAACCTCCTGATGCTGAATTGCAGCAAGAAATTTTTTGTCATTGCTTCCAGTCGTGACAACATCTACAGATGTTTTTAATGCCGACTCTGTATCAAGACGGAAGGAAATAATTCCGAGCAAACTTTTAATTGCTCCCGTCTCAATACACAAATCTATATCGCTGTCCGGGCGCGCTTCTCCACGCGCAACGCTCCCAAAAACCGATACTTTTTTTACTCCATGTTTTCGGGCAATAGGGGCAATAATTGTGCGCAATTCGGCAATGGTATAGGGTCGATGCATGAAATCACCTTCTTTTTCCATAGCAACTCAAGTATCATTCGACAAAGAGAGCTACATCCTCTTTACCGTCACGATCACGCGACCAGGAAGCCGCATAACCCCCATGAATGGGTGAATAAATCGCCCATTTTTCGCCTGGCGCCCTTAAGGTTTTGAGAGCGTAAAGAGGCCAGACTTCTTCCTCGTCTGCCTCATAAGTATAGCAGGGAATTTCCTCCCCGTCTATACACAAAGTAGGCTCCCCCCAATGAGAGCACGCAAAACTGGGGCGGCCATAGTAAATAATGGCCTTCCCGTTCGCAAAAATGCTGGTTTCTGTTTCGTCGTCTCCATCAATTTTTGCAGAGGCGTAAAGCGGTTTCCGCTCATTGATGATTTTAGCGGCCTTCTGCCAGTCAAAGATCATCATGGGGCGGTTTTGGGAAAAATACTCCTGAAAAATCCTATCATAGATGATATTCATAGTATTCCCCTCCTGTTTTTTTATATAGTGTTATGGTTGCAGGTTTTTACATCAACCTGCAAAAGTGCCGCTGTTTTTTCGGTTGACGGCGTGCCCGTTGTTTTCCCGTAGTCGCTCAAAAGAGTAGACTTTACCCGTTGTGGGTTTTTCCCTTTTGCGACTTTGGGCGCGGTTTGCTTCTCCGCGCTTCTTGCGTGCGTGTCCATGCCCAAAGTAGGGCACACACGCAAGGCATGTACTTTGAGCCGCTCAGGGGCTTTTGCATGACTTGTGGTTTACTTGTTTTTGCTTGTTTCCCTCAAAGTCCGGGTGGTTTTTAAGGGTGCGGCAAACAAGCCTAGCTCAACCCTTTTTGGCTCTGCTGTTCCTCATCCGTTGCGACGTGTCAAGGTTTACAGGCGCGCATAATGGCGCGCGTGCTCCCGTCGTTGGTCGTCGTCTTGTCTATTCTTTCCGCCGCGTTTCCCTTTTGTCTGGTTTGCATTGCTTACACAAGCCCCAAACGGGGCGCAAATACATGCCGCAAAACAGACGGAAAACGCGCGTTTTATGGCTTGCCTGCGTGCTCGTCCTGCCGCACACGCACGGAAAAGCCGTTGTCAAGGTTCAGTCTTGCGCTTTGCCGCGCCTATAATGGCGCGTTGCCACCCCTCCGCGACGTTGACGCGCGCAAGGTAGAGGGGGAAGCCCCAAAAGGGGCGGGGAGGGCTTAGGCGGCCTTGTCCTGCTTCGCTTCCTGCTTCGTGGGGGCCTTGTCCTGCTTTTCCTGTTTTGGAGTGGTAGCAAGGAAAGAGAACCCAGCGCCCGACACAATACCATAAAGAACAAGGGACAATGCGCCCTCAAAGCTCCGCAAAGTCGCATTGACGCCCTGCGCGGCGGCTAGGTCCTCAACCTTCACGGAGTTTGACATGCGTGCGGACGTTGCCAAAAGGGCGTTCACTGCCGCGCTTGTGGCGTGCATGGCGGACGGGTCGCCATAGCGCGCGAGGAAAGCGCCTAGGGCCTTCTTAATGTCGCCTTTGGAAGCGCGGCGCGTGTACGCCTCGCCCACGTCCGCACGGTCAAAACTGTACGATACAACAAGGCCATACAACCCGCGCACACTGTCTAGAATGTCCGTTGCGCGCTCTTTGCGGTCCTCTTTGCGGAGGAAGGCAATAAAAGAGGGGAGGGAAAGCACTTTGCCGCGCTGGATAGTCTCGCCTTCATCGGTCACGGAAAGCGCAACATAGCGCGAACCAAAAAGCGAGCCAAGCAGGGTTGCGGACGTTGTGCCCTGCCCTGTTTCAGCAATGCGAAGCGCGTCCGCAAAGCGGTTGTGAATGGTTGCGTTGTTGGTGGTGGTGGCCTCCGCGCGGAGAGCGGCGAGCTTTTCAGCCGTCAAAGGGGTTTTTTGGGTGGTGGTGGTGGTGGCCTTGATTTTCTGCGTGTTCGTCATGGTGAATACTTCCTTTCTTTTGTCCTTGGGCTATGGTTGCCATGCCCAAGGGAATTATGGTATACTGTTTTTGTGGCTTTTGGTGGGAGCCTATGGCCCCCGCCTGATGATAATATAGCACATGGCCAAGTGTATTAAAATGCATATAACGGGAAAATTTAAAACCAAATGATACACATGGCCAAGTGTAAATATATTGAATATTGATGTATAAGAATAGGGGTTGTATAATATGGGAATAAGTGAGGCCAAAAAAAGAGCAAACGCAAAGTACAATAAAGAGCATATTATACAAAGAAAACTTGGATTGACACTTGAAGATAATGAAAAATTGGGTAAATATCTTGACCATATAGGACAAGGATACAGTGAATTGGTAAGAAATTTAATTTTAGAAGATATGCACAAAAATGGTTGGCAAGAATTGATAAACCCCCCCAAGAAAAAAGAATGATGTACGAAATGGTGAATAAATGGACACATAAAAATACGAAAAGTGCATAAATGGGGAGGGGATAGGAAAGAGAAGGGGAAAGGAAAAACCCTTGTAAAACGCAAATATGGAGGATATAGGGCATACAATATATAGCGGTTTGTGGGGTTTGTTGTGTATGGTAGATACTATATATTGTGGAGCGAGGAAGAAGGGAAGGGGAGGAAGAGGAAGGGGAAAGGGGAGAAAAGCCCGGGCGTTAGATATGTTTAACACATAGTAAAATGGTAGGGATTAAAAAGGGGCGAAGTGGATGATATACTTTTGTTTGAAAAATAAACAAAAGTATTATTAGTCGGCTGATTGTTGTATATACAACTATAAATGACTGTCAAGTATTTTTGATTGATATGTATAATTGTTGCATATACAACAAAAGGTAAACGACCGTCCACCATAAAAACGCCTGGTATCGGGACAGAATCCGCCCGGCATGTGGGACGGAATGCGTCCCGGTTTTTGGCGCTGCTACCTGGTAAAATGCTTTTGTGCTGTAATGCTTTATTGTGATAAACAATCACGGCTTTTGACAGAAACGCCGGTTTTCCTTGTGGCGCAACAGTTTGCAAGCCATGGGGGGAGGGTTTTCACTGTTTTATGGGAACATATGTTCCCGTATCGCCCCTAGTTCATCCCCTTCTTACTCTGACCCCCATTCCTCCCAATTTTTCCAAAAAAATCTTTAAACACATCCATTTCCATCTTTCTATATCGTTTTCATTTTTCGGGGAATATCTCTGTTTATCTCGTTTTTTCTCGTTATTTCTATTCATTCTCTTTTCTTTTAATAGCATTTTCTGATTGCCAACATTCATAAAAGCCTTGTATCTTTTGGATTTTTTACGATCCATAGTTTTCCACATAGTTTTCCACATAATCTATATGGTTTTCCATATGTTTTCCACATGTCATCCACATGTTTTCCACATGTTTTTTACGTTGCCAATTTGACTTAAACCAATCCTCTCAACTTCCGATCTTCTTCAACCTCTATCCATCCCCAATTCCATCCCCAATTCCATCCCCGGTTCCGACTCCAGTTCCAACCCCAGTTCCAACCCTAGTTCCAACCCCAGTCCCAATCCCACATCCACTCCCGCTCATTTCTTTCCCAAATTCTATTGTGATCACAATAAAATTTGCGCCAATTTACGGCTTTGCCCCCATACCCTTGGAAACACCAAGGCCCGATCAGAAATCCTGTTTTTCATGCAGATTTTATTGTGTTTTGCATTGGAGTGGATCAGGCTGTGCTTGGAGCTACGCCCAATTTGTGCTGCGAATCAGACTACCTGTCAACCATGCACCAACCACCTTCCGGCCAGCCCTCGACAGGAGCTCAATGAGTAATCGTTTCTCAGAGGTATCTGACTCACTTCAAAAGATCAGCCGCTACATAGGCATTTGTTTGTCTGATTTTCTATAAATTTCCGTAAAATCTGCGTCGATTTCCGTTTTTAGGGGCGTACCCTTAGTCAGTGTAAGCCCCCTTTTTAGAACCTGTTTTTCGTGCAGATTTCATGGAGTTTTATAGAGAGACGGAAAAATCCTACCGGGGCTTCTTCCCCAATATTTAGATCAGCGCCACCTCGCTTGAAAGATCACCCGGGTTGACAGCTGAGGTGAACTGGGCAATTTGAATGGTCTGATCTGATTCAAATCTCAATAAAATCTGCACCATTTCCCGTTTTTTTGACCGCCCCCTGGTATGACCAAGCCCTGTATTCCATGCCTCTTAAAACGTCAAAATAGACTATTAAATAAATGCTGGCGTATAACCGTTGTTCTGATCGCTTCAGCAACGGAAAAGTCTAATATTGAATAAATATATAAACAAACCATTCCGACATGATATTTTGGAAGAAACAGAAAAAATATATGCAAAATACTTTACAACATAGCCTAAAATGGGTATAATATACTTGCCGGGTTGGGAACGGTATAGTCGTAACGGTGTAGTCGTAACGGTGTAGTCGGAAACGGCTTGATTCCCAGATATGTCTTTAAGGAGTGTTGACGATGCCCAATGGCTATAATACTGAAAACCTGCTCAGACAGATAACGGAGCTGACCTCTATGGTACAGTCCTTGCAGACCGCGCTGGGAGAGAAGAATAAACAGGCCAACAACAGCGCCAGCAACAGCCCTAGGCGCACGGCAAGCCGGAAAAAGACCAATGCCGGCTCCAAGACGGTTTATCCCATCAAGGACCCTGAAGACATCCGAAAACTGCACAACTATCTGCTGGAACAGGCTCATAATGCCCCTACGCCTCACAAAGCGTTCCTTGCCTACAGGAACTGGCTGTACTTCGCGCTGGGGATCAATCTTGGACTGCGTGGCGGAGACATCTGTGAGCTGACATGGGATGAAGTGGTGGATTGCTCCAGTTATGACCCAACTACCAGAACCTGTTCTTTTCTCGATGGAGAGTACACCTATCTCCGCGCCGAGAAAACAGGAAAGGTGACCAGGCTTGTCTACAACAGTGAAGCCCGCAAGGTGATCCTTGACTACCTGAACTGGACTGGGATCATTCCTTCGCCCGGCCTTCCGGTGTTCCCGAGCAACAAAATAATGGGAACGTCCCAGGCCAATGTCACAGGACATGTAGACTGCGACAACCTTGGCCGTGTACTTAAACAAGCTGCCATTGCTGTTGGGATTCCCTACAATGTCTGCTCACACACTCTGCGCAAGACGTTTGGGTATTTCCTCTACAAGGCGACCGGTGATCTCCACACGCTCCAGTATATCTTCGGACACAGCTCGGAGAAAATCACTTTGGCTTACATCGGTATCACTGACGAGAAGATTGCTCAGGCTTACGAGCAGAAACCTGATACCGGACTTTACGGAGAAAGCGGAAAGCAGTCGGATAGCGACAATTGCAAGGTCGTCTCTTTTCCTCAGGCATGTAATACTGCTTTCGACCATTCGTCCAGCATTGACACTATGGAGGTGAAGTCCTATTCCGAAAGAAATTTCAGCCTCGTTGGCAAACAACGCTACACTGCCGGCCATCAGTTTGCACTGTAGGGCAGACAATGGATTTGGCAGAGCACTTGAGGTACACAGGCTGCCTGCAACATGTTTGCAAACATGCTTGCAAACATGCTTACAAACATGCTCGCAGCGGATTGTGATGATGGCATCCTTTCTGAACACGCTGATCGCTCAGGGATATTCAAATGACATGGTTGACTGGTACGAGGTGAACAGAAAGCTATGCCTCAGCAGAGAAGAACCTTACCGTGGTACGGTAGTGACCAGCTTTCAGGATTTCCTGGAACTTTACTCCAAATGCGAGAAGGCTGACAGGAAGTTCTCCCGCAATCAGATAGCTTCTCTGAAGCCTGTACACTAACAGGTCACTCTTTCAGTAGCTGACCACTGGTACAGTGGCTTACTACGCACCTTGACAACTGCATATTTCTTTTCATGTAGTACCTTATGGTGTACCTTATGGTGTACCTTATGGAGCACCTTGAATGTATCTTGCCCATTGTTATGGATTCAATGATTTGAACCTGTGCTGATTGCTTACCTGATACCTTCACTGATTTACCTCTTGTTTCTGATGATTTTTTATGGGGCCCCAAGGGGTTTACCCCCTTGGGGCGATCTACGATACTGACTATATCGAGCGAAGCGAGATATCGTCAGTATCGAGATCATCCAGTACGGGTTTAGTTATTTATATTTATTATTTATATATATTTATATATTAGTTCTCTAGTAGTAGAAACTTTTCAAAAATAGTTATTTTAACGTAGTGGCTGATTGAGCGATGTATGTGAAACTTATCTATTATTAAGCAAAAATAGCAAAATCGTGTATGTGAAATATTTTATAATATAGAAAGTTTTCTATATATGCAAAATCTGGAAGGAGAAAACGAGGCTATGGATGAAGGAAAAATGGAGGTCAGGAGAACTGCTCCATACTTTACATTTGGTGTATATATCGAACAGCTGCCTTGGAAGTACGACAACCTGTTTGCGGATTACCGAACCTTTGTGGAACCATGGAGAACAGGAAACAGGGGTGATGATGATTTGGGAGCTGGACAGGGCGCAGATGTCAGAAATGATGACAGCTTTGAAAACGGCAATCAAAACTGCGCTCTTGCGAAAAGGACAAATGGCCCGCAGGCAGGCAGCGGCGCCCGGCTGACAAAGAACCAGCTTGCCCTGATGATCTACTTCGCTTTTGAGACGAACCCCGTCACAGGAATCTGTAATACGAGCATACCGGGCGTCATGTCCCTCTTCGGATGGGAGCAAAGGCAGAACAATACCCGTGGTGTGAATATTGCAAAGACCGAGTTGAGGCTGCTGGAAGAGCGGCACGACAACCACGCCTGCAAGGATACCATCGGCATTGTGCCCATGTTTGAGCCGGAAAGCATGAAATTCTCCCGGAATTTGAAATACCGGCTGGATGGCGATGGAGAATGCGATCCTTCTCTTGGGAAGTTTGTTTTTATAGACAGCCGCACCTACGCCAAAATCAGCGACTATTGTTTCACCCATCAGAAAGGGAATCCTTCTGATATGCTCTATGTCTACATGTATCTGAAATCCATTATGTCTTATGTTGAGGACCCCAATAAAAACCAGAACAAAGCAGGCAGATCCGGCGACGAATCCGGCTGGTGCGGTTGGGGCGACCCGGAGGATATTGCAAACGACCTTGGCATTGGAATATACAAGCTCAAGAGCATTTTGGCGGATCTGGACGAGAGCGAAGTAATCTGGTCGAAGCAAAGAGGAAGGAGCAGAATGTTCTATTTCGCCACCAAAAACAACCGTCTGCTGTGGGACAATCTGGAAGAGAGGATACGTCAAAAAGCCGGCAGATGAGCCGCTGGATAGTTTTGATCATGCCCAATACCGTTTCGAGGTGATAAACGATTAAAAACAGGCAATTCTACACCCTGAAATTTGACTCCGGAAAGCTGAAAGCGTGTCAGTACAGGATCGAAACCACGTTCGAGGAAGCCTATGGACTTGGGGAAATCATTGCTTTGGCCGACAGCCAAATCCTCAGAACCATCAGGGCGGTTCGCAAAAGAACGGTCGATCCGGTCAAACTGGAGCGTCTTTATGCGGAGAAGGAGCTTTTGCACAGGCGATGCATGAAAAAGAAGCATGACCCATGGTATGCGGTCAGGCTCAAACAGATCAGGGACAAGATTTATCGCACGATGTATATTCCGGACTACGTAACGGTTGTGATGGAACATAAATCTCATTATGACCACATTTTTGAACATGGTTTTGAGATCAACGGCAACAGGTATGTCCGGCTGAGCTGTTCAGCGGGGCAGGCGAGGCTGAATACGGTTGTGTTCTGCTGTGAAGATATCGCCGGAGAGGTAAAACGTCGGCTGAACAATGACAGGGATTTGAGCAAAAAAATAGCGCCCAGCAAGTTCAACGCTTATTTCGGGCTTGCAGGAAGCGCAACGCACAGAGTAAGCGAGCCAAGATTCGTAGTTGTGAAGGATTTTATCAATACGTCCACCTTCATGGCGCATTTTGACACCGAAACAGAGTGGGCTAAGGATGACATGATAGATACCCGCGAAGTGACCACCGAGATGAACCGGACAGACGGTATGGGCCTGATTTCTCCCGCGCAGGCTGAAAAATGGGCGAAAGAAATGGGACTTAGCCACATTCCGAGCCAATTTTGTGTGAGGCAGGCATTTTTAAAGGGAATGCTGTGTGTATTCCCGTTCCATGAGTTCTGCGAGGAGATCAATGGCGGAGATTATATCATTGATACCGTCTATACGGACAAAAACGGGAATCCGGTGCGGGTGGATCTAAGAGATTACGATGTGATTGTTACGGAATCTCAGTTCAAATTATGGGACAGTTGGCCGAGCGCGGAGGAGTATGTTCGATGTTGCCACAGAAATGGCCTGTATTGGGGAGTGACCCAATACGCGCCTGAAACAGCAAAAGATGTTCTGACGCTCAATTATCAGTTTATTCAGACGTTGGATCTGGACAAAAGGGGCGCCGAGCGGCTTTGCGAGCCATTCATCCGGTGGATAGAAGGAATTACGATGGAGAAACCGGACGAAATGCTTCTGTTTTTGCTTGGCCCCAACAATACGAGAGAAAGCATCCAACGCTTTCTGAAAAGCGACGACAAATGGTGGATCAAGGCACTGATAGCAAACCCGGAGTGCGCAAAAGATCCATATATTCGCAGCAAAATCCGGGATCTGGCGAGAAATCGCATTAAAAGCGCCTGTATGGGCGAGATTATTGTCCCCGGCAACTTCCAGGTGCTGGTTTCTGATCCGTATGCCATGATGGAGCATGTGTGCGGAATGGAGCCGAAAGGATTGCTGGGGCCTGGGGAATACTATTCCAACTACTGGAACGAGCGCGGAGTGACCACTGTGGATACCATGCGCTCTCCAATGACATACCGCTGTGAACATGTGGTGGCGAAGCTCATCAGGAATGAGCGGACGGAAAAGTGGTATCGCTACTGCAAGCTGGGTTTTTTGGTCAACTGGTATGGTCATGAAACAGTAAATTGGGCCGGAAGTGACTGGGATTACGACATTATAGCCACAACAAGCAATAAAACCATGATCGACGGGGTATATCCTGATGAATTGACCGTTACTTATGACGCACCAAAACCAAAGAAGATTATTTTTGATGAAAAAGACCTTTTTGAAGCAGACAAGTTCAGTTTTGGATCAATTATCGGCAGCATTACCAACAAAAGTACCAATGCATACGCCTTGCTTCCGCTGATTGAGGAAGAGTATGGAAAAGACAGCGAGGAAGCCAGACTGATTGTTTCCAGACTACAGCAGTGCTGTGTAGCTCAGAGCAGGGCTATCGATAAGACAAAGATCGGTCAACCGGTGAAGGGCATCCCTGACGTATGGATACGGAGGCAGAGGATTGAAGAAGGAGACAGCGAAGAGCTGAAAAAGCAAAAAGAGCTTCTCAATCGGTGCGTTATTGGCAGAAAGCCGTATTTCTTTCGGCATCGGTATGCTGACAGCAAGAAAGAACATGACAGCTACCGGAAAAGCAGAGATGTGGTGTGCCAGTCACTGTTTGGTTTAACGCTGGAAGAACTGCTGAATGCCCCCAGAAAAACGCAGGCGCAAAAGGACTGGCTTAAAAACTACTACGAGTTTTCGCCTTTGGTAGAGAGCGACAGTCCGATGAACCTTGTCTGCCGGCAGATTGAAGGCGTTGACTTTGAAATAACCGAGAAATTCAGGAATGAAAAAACCTGGAATCCAGAAGTATATCTTTCAGAGACAGTGGAAGGCTGGATGGATTATTATCCGGAAGTCGCGAAATGCTACGACCGATATTTGAGAGACGTGGTGAGCGCGAGGGCGCAGTCCTCTGTCCCCTTTGACAAAGAAAGGGCCGTGACAAAACTGCGTGAAAGCCTGTCGTTTATTTGTTCAAACCCGGTTATTGTTGCAAATTGTCTGGTGCGATATCTTTTGATTGACAAACCAAGAAAAGATCTGGAGCTTTTTTGGGCGGCCTATGGCAGAGAACTGGTGAGAGCGGCGGCCCAAAAGAATGCGGGCGTGTTGATGTTTCCTTTCCCTGATCGGGATGGTGATATCGAATATTTGGGGAAAAAGTACAGGCGATTTCCTGTTGACGATGTTTTTTGGAGCCTACCGTATCATTATCGCACGGAGCATCTTTGGGATCTTTGGGATAAAACCCATGGTAAGGTTTCCAAAGAAGTACATGAACAGGTTTTCAGGGAGGATGATAAGTATTAAGAGTGTTAGCGATAACTATCGCCAGAAAGAAATGGCGCAGAAGATATTCGGTTACGGATTTCAGACGGAAACTATCAATTCACAGGGCTGGGAACTGAAGCTGCTGGCGCTGTATTTGAGAGACGAGTGTGGTATGAAACCTGCCCAGATCCGGGAATATTTGGAGAATTTTTGTTCTAAATATGCAAACGGGTATCATTACAGGGCATATTACCGGGTGTTGGACGCTGCCACCCGCTTTGCTGCCGACAGGACGAATGCCCTGATCCAGATCGACGCGATAGACGCGACCAAAGGCGAAATTGACTATATTGATGGACTTGATATCCCATATGATCACAAAAAGGTCATGTTTTCGCTGATGATGTTGAAGAAATTGGACGCGCTATGCTATGAACAGCGGCATGATGGTGAAGTCTATAAAAGCGGGTACTTCCCAGCTGATGGCGAGAAGATGCGTACACTTAAAAGGGTGTCCGGTATTTCTACGAAAATCTCTATTCCGAAGGATATTTTCTTCGTATGGCGGGAAAAGGAGCTCATCCGTGTAACGTGCTCAGGTTTCATCCTTGATTTTATGGACAGCATACCAGAAAGCGGAGAGCGGGTAATCAGCATGGAGCATTTCGACAGCTTTGGCGCGTACTGGGATCTGATGCACAAGCCTGAAAAGATGACGGAATGCGCAGTATGTGGCAAACCAATTCGGAAGACAAGCAATAATCGGATCTATTGCGCGGATCATGCCGCCTTCCGGGGAGGGAATGCTCTGCACGCTACCAAAAAGATGGAATGCGAACGCTGCGGACGCGAGTTTTATGTGAGCGCCCATGCAGTAAAAACAAGATTATGCCCCCCATGTGCGAGAGGTTTGTGAATCGCTTCGGGGCGCGGAGCAGGAGACGGGTTTTAGTTTTTGCAATGTAGAAAGGTGCCTGTAACCCTTACGTACCAAGGGTTACAGGACTTTTTATTTTTTCGTTATATATGAAAGGGGTAGGGAACATGCTGCCCTGAAATGATAAGAGAAAGGGTTGAACATAATGGTTCAGATCACCAAGGAAGAGGCTCAAATGGTACGGGAAGTATTTGGAGAAGGCGTAAGCGTATACCGGACATGCCGGCAAAAGAGCAAGCGCCATCACTATCTGATGAGCTGCGAACCATATGCGCTGAACGCGGTAAAAGATTATCAGGAAGGAAAGAGTCCTGGAACAATCAAAGCGCGTTATGGTCGGTATCGAAATCAGACGCGCCTTTATTGATGAAAAACATCGGACTGAAAACGACAAATACGAAAGGATGATTGAATAATGGCTAAGATTCGGAAGAGCATGACCTTCTCGGGTGCGGTGATCGACGTTGAGGACGGGGTGATTTGTGAGTACAACAAGGATGGCGATGTTGCTGGAACCTATCAGATTGCAGATGTGCTTGGTCAGTGGGATGGAGTTCCCAATGTCAGCGTAACCATTAAGGTTTCCGATGAACTGACGGGCGCCGGGGAGAAAGAATGACCTCCCCGGATTTTCGCCCCAGAGAGGGCGAAAGCGAGTTTCAGTTTTTATGGCGCATTGGAGAGGCCAAAACAAACGGCTTGATAGATGCCGACTGGGAAGAGATAGGCGAAATCATGAACCGCTATTTCAGGGCGGACGAAAGTGAATATCGGACGCCTTCTGCATACAGGAAGCCATACCAATATGCCAAAATGATCTTTTCCGATGTTTTTGCGGAAAAGCCCACCATGGCTTCCCCCGGTGGGATGAGTGAAATGTTTGCAGTCAAAGCCGAACTGGAAAAGGAAAGGGTGCGGCTTAGAGACGAGAGAGTGCAGTACAACAAATACATCCGCGATGCCGCGAGATATGAGCGCAGACTTGAGGAAATTGAGCGCGCTCTGATTGAATATGGTGAAAAGCGGTATGCAATGGATGACGGCATATACACAACGATGATCTCTTCTGCTCCGCACAAACATCACGAGATGCTTGTCCTTCTTGGAGACTGGCATATTGGCATGTGCTTTTCCAATGAATTCGGGAGCTATAACGTGGATATAGCCAAAGAGAGACTGAAGAAGCTGCTTGCGAAGATAGATGAAATATGGGCGCTTTATCCTTTTGACGCCTGTAATGTGGTGCTGCTTGGAGACAATATTTCCGGCGGCATCCATATGTCGCTACAGGTTGCGAATCAGGAAAACACCATACAACAGGTTATGACCGCCTCAACACTGATGGCGGATTTTTTGGCGTCTTTATGCGTCAGGTTCCCACGTATAAACTTCACAAGCGTTGCGGGGAATCACAGCCGCCTTTTGCCGGAAAGGAACGAAGCGCTGAAGGGAGAGCGGCTGGACGATCTGGTGGCATGGTATGCCTCCAAAATGCTGAGCAGGTTTCCGAATTTCCATGTTATTGAGCAGATGGACAATACACTGACTGAAATGGAGATTTGCGGGAAGCAATTTCTGTTTGCTCATGGAGACAACGACGATCTTACACAGGCCGGCGTTTTGAAGTTATCGGCAATGATGGGGGCGCTTCCCTATGCGATTTGCATTGGTCATTATCACTATCCGAAAATGGATGAGATATGCGGCGTGAAACTAATACAGAATGGGACTCTGATGGGAACAGGAGATGACTATACCGTACAGAAACGGCTTAGCGGAAAAGCAAGCCAGACGCTGGTGGTGTGTACGGAAGACGGGATTGAAGGAATGTTCCCTGCTGTATTGGAGTGAAATCGGCTTTTTACGGACTAAAACGTTTGAATCTAACCAATTTTCTATACAAAGGAGTTGTTCTGATGAACGAAATGAAGGTTTTTACCAGTTCTGAGTTTGGCACTGTGCGTACTGTGGCTATTGACGGTGAACCCTGGTTTGTTGGAAAAGATGTAGCGGGGATTCTTGGGTACAGCAATCCGCGCAAGGCGATTATTGACCATGTGGACAGCGATGACAAGGGAGTAACGAAATGTGACACCCTTGGCGGAGCGCAGGATTTTACCGTTATCAACGAGTCTGGTCTTTATTCTCTAATCCTTGGCAGCAAGCTGGAGTCCGCCAAACGCTTCAAGCATTGGGTAACTTCTGAGGTGCTTCCTTCTATTCGCAAGCATAGTGCCTATCTGACGCCGGAAAAGGTAGAGGAGTTTTTGCTGAATCCTGATACGATTATTCGGCTTGCGACGGACTTGAAAAATGAGCGCGAGGCAAGAATCGCGGCGGAAACAAAAATCAGGGAGCAGGCTCCAAAGGTGGCGTTTGCCGAGGCCGTGGAAAAAACGAAAGAAAACATCCATGTGGCTGAAATGGCGAGAGCACTCAGTAAAAAAGGATTTGTTATCAGCCAGAACAGGCTGTTTTCCATCTTGAGGGATCGAAAGATCCTTATGTCTGGTCGGTATCCCGGTGAAAGAAACCTTCCGTACCAGAAATATATTGATGACGGGTATTTTGTCGTTCAGGAAAACTGTTTTTACAACCGTTATTCAGGTGAGGAAGAGCTTTCCTACACGCCTTTGATTACACCCCGTGGACAGATCTGGGTGGCAAACAATATCAATATGTGGCTCAACTGAGCGGCATATGACCGGTTCCGCGTCTGTGTTTTTCGCAGACGCGGAATTTTTGGGGGCGTATAGCACAATGGTTAATGCTACCGGCTCATAACCGGCGGATTCAAGGTTCGAGTCCTTGTGCGCCCACCATGTGCGGTTGTGATGGAAATGGAAGACATAGGAGATTTAAAATCTCCCGCCTGATGGCATGCGGGTTCGATTCCCGCCTTCCGCATCAGAAGAAAGATTTTAATAAATTGACCCTGTGTGGTTTATGCACCGGGTCAATTTTATTTGTGGCAATAGTTCAATGGCAGAGCGCCAGCCTTCCAAGCTGGATGTTGCGGGTTCAAGTCCCGTTTGCCACTCCAAGTGCCATCGTGGCTCAATAGGAAGAGCAGCCGATTTGTCAATCAAACTCAGTGAAATAAATATGGGATTAACCTCTAAGCAAAAAGGCAATCTAACCGAACTTCAATGCTTGGCTGCATTTATGGAGCAAGGTTGTGGAGTTAGTGTCCCATATGGGGACAATTCCAAATATGATTTCATTGCGGATGTAAATGGCAAACTGTTAAAAATTCAAGTCAAAACTTCATCTCTTAAAGACGAAGGAGCAATTAAATTCTCTTGCAGAAGCACTCATGTCAATTCCTCTGAAGTCAAAAATGAGAGATATTCAAGTGATGATATTGATTTCTTTGCAACGTATTGGGGTGATAAGTGCTATTTGATCCCAATAGCAGAGAGTCCAGCTAGCAAAACTTTGCGATTTGTCGCTCCCCAAAATGGTCAAATCAAAGGAGTTTCCTTTGCAAAAGACTATGAATTGGAAAGACAGTTACAAAAGGTAAAGGAGGAAGTAGCTGAACATTGATAGATAAATTAGCAGGTTCACGGTTCGATTCCGTGCGGTGGCTCCAGAAAAGGTGTGTTCTATGCGTGTATGGAAGAGCACCGAAAGCAACTGACAAAACAGGTGACGAGATTAACCCGTGCTGAGCAGTTGGCCTTATTAGAGTGACAAATCGGAAAGACGGTTGACTTCTGGAAAGACAGAGAAAAGTCCGTTATAAATGGATGAGTAATCATGTTTATGCGGACATCGGTGGTTGTTCTTAGCAAATATGTCTCAACCCGTTAAACAAAAAGACAGATGGCCAGTAAGAAGAGGGACTTCAACCTCTTAGGCTCCTTTAGCTCAGATGGAAGAGCAATAGACTTTTAATCTATGGGTCGCAGGTTCAAAACCTGCAAGGGGCACCAGGCCATTAAAGAGATGCGCAATCTTGCGAAGGGCGCGTCCGCCGGAATGTTTGCGAACAAACGGTTGGAAACCGGGTTTAAACGGTGGCGGAATAGACGCTCTGCGTTCCTACGTGGAGTGGTAAAACGAAACGGAGCCTGTAAGAGTTCTGAATCGAAACAGTAGACGCTTAGATCATAAGGCCATATAGTTGCCGGGGTGCCGAAGTGGCTCATAAAACCGGAGGGCGCTTGTAGGAATGATGGCTATGTGAGGTGCAAATCCTCACCCGTTTAAACCATATGCAAGACAACGCGGGATAGAGAAGAGGTTATCTCATCAGCCTCATGAGCTGAAGATCCGTGGTTCAAATCCACGTCCCGCGCCCACATACTCCGACAGGAAATGGCGCCGATGTGTGTGCCATGCGGGTTCAATTCCCGTGCGGAGTACCAGAGCGCGATAGTTCGCGTTAAGTATTCGATACAGAAGGAGTTGGTATTATTTCTACTTTGATGTTTTATGATACCGGTGCGCTGATTAGAACGTTTGGGAACGGGGAGTGCTGCCATGAACCATGGCAGGCTTCTTTGGCAAGCATAAGAGAAATGACAGACATGCTTTACGATCCCAAAACCAGCTCTGAAATGAAAAACAAAGTAAGAACGGCGCTTCAGACACTTCGCGGAGAGTATTTGGAACAATTTATTGGAAGATTTGAAGCGGAAGTGATGGCGGAAGTATACAGATATTTTACTGAAGAAAAAACGGATCTGATATTTTACACAGATGATTTTGAAAAGTTTGTTTCAGCCGGGAAGTTGCGGATACCAAGAAAATTTATGGCCGAAGAAAAGATGGAGACAGCGCCTGTTGGGTATAAAGAACTTTCTCCGACGGATGATCAGTGGGTTGCACTTTACAGTGGTGGTAAAACAAACATTTTTGATTTGGAGATAAATCAATATGCTGTTTTGAAGAATGCCGACAGCGAAGAAGTTGCCTGTGTAAAGTGGAATGGACGGGAAACGGTACAGATTGGCTCCAGATCTTTCAGATCAAAGGCGTTTGGCAAGATTGTTCCGCTGGATATGTTTCAGAGATGTGCGTTTGAAGCGCTTGATAACCACGAGTTTGTGGTTTTGTATGGCAGGCCGGGCAGTGGCAAAACAATGCTTGCGCTTGGATATCTGATGCAGCAGATTGAAGACCAGTCGATACGCAGGCTATATGTCATTGGTCACTTCGAGCCGCTAAAAGGAAGCCGCCAGCTCGGTTACATGAAGGGCTCCAAGATTGAAAAACAGCTTACCACGGGTTCGCTTGGCAACATCCTGACAAGCAAATTTGGTGACGAGAGCGCACTGGCAGAACTTTTGGACTCCGGCGCTATTGAAATTATCTCCACATCCGACCTGCGCGGCATGGAGTTTGGCGCGGAGGATGCGGTTTTTGTGACGGAGGCGCAGGACATAGATGCATATACTACGCGGACGATCATTCAGAGATGCAAAAAGGGATGTAAGATCGTCTTTGAGGGTGATATGGAACAGATCGACATCAAAAGAGAATCTGGGTTTGAAAAGATGACAAAGGTGTTTGCCGGCCATCCGAATTTCGCATGTGCGTATCTGAAAAACGACCATCGAAGTGAGTTTGGCGTCATGGCGGATCAGATTGTCTGAAAGAAAGACACACAGGAAAGGGGGTGAAAAACGATGGCGGGGCAGAGAAGGCCCAAGAGTGCGGCCAGGCTGGCCGCAGAGAAGAAAAAAAGGGAAGAAGCGGCTCGGATAGATGCGTTGATCTCAGAACTTCCGGAGTTGTACAAATGTACAAAATGTGGAAAAATCACGCAAAATCCGATGGGCGTGTTTTATTCCGTTGGAACAAACGAGATATTTGAACACAATGACAATCGCACGAATATCTGCATGTCGTGTGCGAACCAGTTGTTTGAGGACTATACAAAAGAGTATAAGGACAGAAAGGTCGCCTTGATGCTGGTCTGCATGCAGATGGGATGCTACTTTTCTGAGCCCCTGTATGACATGATGGATCAGTCGGAAGAAGATGATCCGGAAAAAAACGAGTTTACCCTGAGCAAGTATATGCGCTCACTGAACATCAATCAGTACAAGAAAAAACCATTTCTGAACTATATGATGGAGCTGCTTAAAAGCAAAAGTGGCCTGAAAACAGCGAGCGAAACCAGAGACGAGAGAGAGGAAAAGTGGAAAAAAAGCGATAAGTTGAACAAAAGCCAGTGTCTCTCCGTTGTTGGTTATGACCCTTTTGATGATGAGAGCTATACGAGCGAGGACCGCCGGCATTTGTTCGGAGGTTTGTCACGATATCTTATGATCTCTGATATTGCGGAAGACAAACACAAAATGGATTCCGCCATTGAGATAGTGAAATCCACGCATCAGCTGTCGCTCGTAGATATTGAGACCAATAAAGAACTGAAAAGCCCTTCGCCCGATTTTGGGAAAATGAAACAGTTGAGCGATACAAAGACGGCGTTGAACAGGATTATCAATCAGCTCGCCAAGGAAAATGGAATCAGTATGAGTGGCAGCGGCAAGAGATCGCAGAATGCTATGGCTCTGACATCCATAATGAAAGAGATGATTGATAACGGGGTTGTAGAGGCTAAAACAAATCTGACGACTGTAAAAATGTCGGAGACATTTCAGAACATCGCTGCAATCAATGCCAAGGCGCTGATGGAGGAATTGGGGTTTACAGGCGACGAGTATGCCGAAATGGTTTCTCAGCAGGCGGACACGATACGATCTCTCAACAAGCAGGTTGACACCTTGAAGGAAGAACTTCGTTTGATGACAATACGTGCGCACGAGGCTGAGAAACCACAGAATCAAAGAAAGGTGGTTTATACAGTTGATGTGAACACGGGAGAAAATATCGAAGCAGCTTCTGGCGCGCCGGACGGTGAGAGCGCATGATACAGACGATTACGCTTCCGTTTTCTTTTGAGGTTTCCCAGCGGAAACTTGAAGTATATGCCAAGTATTGCAAAGTAATCAACTGGGGGCGTATGCATCCAATAGAATTTGGCGAGAGGTTTATGGGGGTTGAATATCTTGATTACCAGAAATACCTTGAGCTTGGCACATGGACAGCGGACTTTGCTCTGTGGCTGATGTGCCGAAACGGAGGAAAAACTGCGGAAGCTGCAACTTACATTATGAAAAGAAGCCTGCTGTTTCCGTTTCATGCAACGCACATACTTGGCAACACCGGTTCGCAGAGTAAAGAGGTGTTCACAAAGATTGAGAAGCTGGCAAAGAAGGAAATAGAGTCTTTTACCGGAGCAACGGAATTTTTCTTTGATGAAGCAAAGAAAAATGGCGTTGGAATAGCGGCTGGAGATCCTTTTTCACATTATCCTGATTCATACAGGGTGGAGCTTTTTAACGGTTCATCTATCAACACATTAAATAGCGATACCACAAATATCAAGGGTAAACGCTCCAATCTGGTAGTGTTTGATGAAAGCGGATGGTTCAGTGACGAACTTTTCATTCAGGCGGAGCAGTTTGTAAACCAGGATGAAAACTTCAAACTGGGTGGAAATATCGACCTGACCGAAGAGCCGCTGAACTTTCCGAGACAGATCCTTTATTGCAGCTCCGCTTCCGATACAGAAAGCGGGTTTTACAAAAAATTCAGGATGTTCACAAAACAGATGATCATGGGAAACCATAAGTATTTTGTGTGCAACCTGAACGCGGATGCCGTGAGGAACGCCACACTGAACGGCGAAAGCTATCCGTCGCTTCTTAATGAAGACAAGATTCAGAAGGCGCTTGACGAAGACAGGGAAAAGGCGTTACGTGAGCTTTACAACAAATTCACTTCGGAATCTCACGAGGGACAGATACTGACAAGGCGAATGCTGATGCAGTATACCAAAGATTACGTACCGGATCTGCGGAATCCAGATGGGCTTAAAAGATACATGCTTTCCTGGGACTCTGCCAGAATCAACGACGGAAGTATCATTGTGGCTGCGGAGCTGATCAACGATCCTCAGATTGGCTGGAGGATGGAACTGAAGAACATCATCGCTCTGGTAGATCCGAGCACGAAAAACAAAACGCCAATGAGAATGCAGGAACAAGTGGCGGCATTTCAAAAGGTGTTGATTGATTACAATGGAAGCGAGTACGGCAAGATGGATTATGAGAACATTCATAATATCTTGATGGACAGCGGCCCCGCCGGGCAGATGTACAGTATTTGCGACAATATGGTTCCTGATTTTACCGGACCGGATGGAAAGGTTCATCGTGGAATCATTGACTCCAGCCACAAGCTGAACGAACGGGCGGTTCTGGACTTTCCCAATGCGGTGGATAATGTAATCATGGTAGACCCCAAAGGAAGAAGAGTTGAGATATTTCAGGCGCTTGAGGATATGGTAAAGCTGGGTGTGGTGAGTTTTCCGGTGGCATATGAGGGCAAGCCCTATGTGTCCAGGACGATCATAGATGAAAACGGGCAGGAGCGTGAAAAAATCATCACCCTGACAGACCAGGAACAGATTTCGCTGATGCAGTTTGAATTGCTCAAAACAGAGTTGATAACAATGTGTCGGTATGTCAACAGCGGGAATGTGAAATATGCATTTCCACCGGACAAACAAGGTCGGATGCATGATGACAGAATCTATGCGTTCGGCCTTTTGTGTTGGCGCCTGGCCCAGCTGCGTAGAGGCCAGACGCTTGCGCCGCAGGTGGAAGAAGAAAAAACGGACAGACCTATGACGGTAAGCAATGTTGATTTTGATTTTTGAAGAGAGTGAGGATGATACCTGATGTATGAAAATGCGTTGATTCCGGTTTCGGAAGCTGGTAAGACTGCTGGCGACGCCGGCAAGAGGGATAAGCGCCCTCGTTATTATTTTTGCAAGTCGAAGCGATATGCGAACTATATGCTGATGAATGGGGCAAAGATGGTGGCAGTGCAGAACGATAAATTCCGCGAAGGACGAGTGGTTTTTGTTTTCCTTTGGGACGATGTATGTGAAGCCAACCATAAGAAATGGATCGAGGGAGACAAACAGACCTTTAACTATGTGCTGTAAAAAACGGGAGAGATCATCGAAAGGGGGTGAGAATTGCTGATGAACGGGAAAACAGATAATTTTGAGGTCGTTATCCCTGAGCGAGAGGTTTATACAAAAACTTCTGACGCGAATGAGGCGCAAAGGATAACCACAATGGCCGAGGCGGAAGAAGCTGCGGTGAAGAAAGGATACGACCCTTCCAATCGTGAGTATACAACAGTGCTTGGAGATGATTCGACCTCTGCCTCTATAACACAGTCGGATATTGATGAGTGGAGTGTGTCCCCCCAAAGCGACAAAAGCAAGACCATGCAGATCATCAATGTGATCCGGCAATATGTGAACAAGGATGACATTATCGGAATCACGGTTGAGGCGATTGAAAACAATGTCAATGCCAAATACAGGCTTCACTGGCGTGACGCCAGAAACAAGGAGCTTACAGCAAGCGACAACGACCGTGCGAAAATCGTGATAACGGAATTTAATGAGAAAATCAAGCTGCGCGAGCTGATACGCGAATCGACTGTAAGCGCGTTCCGTGACGGCACAGTTATTCTTTATCTGAAAACGTCTGGAAAAGTAGGCGGCGACACCGATACGCTGGTTGATTATGTGGTTGACAGATATCCGGTGGGCGTTGCCGAGATCAGTCAGTATGAAGTGGGCGGCGAGCCTTATGTTCTGATTGATATGAATACCTTGAAATCCCGCCTGCGCAAAACATACACGAAGACGCGCAAAGGAAAAGCGCTGTTTTATGAGAACGAACAAAAGGAGATTGAGGCGGTTTATCCCCAGGAGGTTAGGGATGCCTATAAACAGGGCGAGCGTTATGCAAAACTGGATATCAGGCATTCTGGTGTAATCAGGGTGAACAATCAGGGTAAACAGTATGGACTTTCCTCGATTTTCAGAGCGCTTTCTCCTACCGTCATGCTGGAAAGTTTCCGAAAAGCCGACAGGCAGGCTGCGAAGGTGCGGGCCAAGAAAATTATTGCTCAATATTTGAACAAGGAAATACTGGGCAGTAATTACAACGCCGACACATACAAACAGCAGGCATATGCCCATGAAACACTTCTTCAGGCATGGAAAAACAGCATTGTTTTGGTCACAGCCCCTGCGACGGTAAGAGAAATTGCGTATGTTGAACCGAAGGCCGAGCTTACCAATGCGGAAACGATACAGAGCTATCGCAACGATGTGATGAGCACGCTTGGAATATCCTTTCTGATGGATTCGAGCAACAAGTCGATGACCAGTGCGACGATCAACATCAAACAGCTCATGCGTAATATCAATAAGATTACCATGCAGCTTGAAGATGTGTTGTACAAGTGGTATCGGACAGTGCTTTCAGACGCCGGCATTGATCCGAAATATGCCCCGCGCATACAGGTGATCGACGCTGAAATGATGGAAGCCAGTCTGCGGATTGAGCTGGCGAATATTCTCTTCACAAAACTCAACTGTAGTTATGAAACAGCTTATGAGCTGCTTGGCTATGGAATTGAGGATGAAAAGATGAAGAGAGAAGCCGAGAATGCCGGGAATTATAATGAAATTTTCGCCCCCAGACAGACCGCCTATACAACCACTGGAGACGATGGAGGAAGTGGCGGCAGACCACAGGATGAAAACTCCAAAGACCCGAACAAGCAGGCTGACGACAAGGTGCGCAATGAAGAAAAGTAGATATAAGCCTGATTTTGCCACGGAAAGGGGGTGATGATAAAAAGTGGGAGAAGATGCAACAAAGGTAGTATGCTCTTTGCATGGCGGGAAAATTGAGATCGCAGAGGAGAGCAAGACATACCTTACGCTTGTAAACAGGGTATGCTATTACAACCGCCCCAATTTTAACAACACGATGCTTCCATATCCCGATGATGAAAACGGGCGCGCAGAGGTCGAGGGTTTTGCGAAGACGCTCGTGGATATGCCTGTTCAGGCCAAATATGCTGTTAATGCCAAAGGGCAGCCTACTTTCCGGGGACACGAGGTCCAAAAAGACAAAAATGGAAATTATGTTTTCGGAACCCAGAGCATAGGCACGCACACGGAAGTATGGATAGCTGAGGACGATGTGGTTCTCACTGATGGAACCACGGAAAAATTGCCGTGCTTGTTTGCGAAGCAAAAAATCTGGAAGCGATACGGCAACTATATCGCCGCTGTGCGCAGGTTGTTTGCCGAGGGGCGCCTTCATAATTCGTGGGAGATTGAGTGTAGCGCCTATGAGTACAAGGATGGCGTGAAAATACTGAAAACATACGAATTTGAAGGGAATGCATTTTTAGGATGGGATCTTGGTTACAACCCTGCATATGGGCCGAGCGCCTCCGTGCTGTCGCTTGCGAGCGAAGATGCGCCAACGGAGCTGATGGTAGCGCAGGAGCTCAGTAAAGATTTGCAGGAAAGCGAGGTGAACAAAAAGATGGACAATGAGAATTTTGAAGTGGAAGTAGCGGTAGAAAGTGAAATTTCCGGCGCAAACCCGGAAAATGCAGAAAATATCCGTACCGCTGAAAACACGCATGAACCTTCCGCAGCCGAAGGTGCTTTGGAAGGAGAAGAGATGGCAGGGCAAGAGGAATCGCCTGCTGCTTCTGAAGAAGGTGCCGAAGGCGGAGAGACAGTTGAGGTCAGCATGATGACGGAACAGGATTTGCGCAGGGCGCTTTACGACGCTCTGGCGAAAGACGGTATGAAATATCCGTGGATCGCGTTCCTGTTTCCGGCTGATAACATTGCGTGGGTCAAAGACGAGGAGAGCGAAAAGCGCGATCTGTATTTTGTGGAAGTGCAGTACGCTATTGAGGAAGGCAACGTTTCGATTGTCAGCAAGACCGAGGTTGAGCTGATGGCTTCTCCGCGAGATTTCAACAATATGCTCAGCCAGAGGGACGAGAAGATTAAAAGTCTTGAAAAGGACGTGAGTTCTCTGTCTGGGTATAAAGAAAAATGGGAGGCCGAAGAGCAGCGCAAGAAAGCTGAAGAAAAAGCGCAGCAGGTTGCCTCTCTGCGTAACTGGGCTGAGGAACGCGGTTGCTTTACCGAGGAGGAACTTTCGCAGGATGGAGAAATCGGCAAGCTGATCAGTGAGCTCAAGACTCTGGAAGTGAAAGCGATGGCAGCCGACAGGATGATTGCCCGGCAGCACAAGGATGAAGGACAGAAAGAGGTTTCTTCCGTATCGGACAAGCCACGTAGTGCCCTTGAAAGCGACGGGGATGTCCGAAGTGCCATGTGGAAGAAATTTATCAATGCTTAAAACAAAAGGAGGGAAATAACGATGCTTAGTTATTTGATCGTAGACCATGACAAGGGTATTGCCCAGGAAGCGGCTGCTGCCGCGATCAAGCGTGGAACTCCTCTGGAGGGCGGCGCTTTTATTGCTGATAAGGACAAAAGCTATGACGGCATCAACGCCGTGATTACGCCCCGCGAGATCGACAATGACGACATTGCCGTGGGAGAGGTGTTTAACAAGGTTCCCACCCGTGTGGGCGAACACTATGCCACTTCTGAGGTGGACGGAGTTGTTGCGGCGCAAGATCCTTTGAAGGTGGAGGGGAACAAGTTCAAAAAGACAGACGCTGGCGCTGCTGATTGGGAATGCGTGGGTGAGTATGCGAACCCCTTCGGTGTGAAGATGTATCATGTGAAGCGCATCCCCACAAAGACTGTAGGCGGCTGAAAAACAGAAGAAACAACATGAAAGCGGGTTGAAGCCCGCTTTTTTATTTTGAAGGAGGGAAGAAAGATGGAAATTGCTGAAAAGATGGTACAGCCCTGCGTGTTGACCGAGTGGGCGAGTAATGTTGTTTACGGAAACCCCCTGACGGATGACGAGAAGGAAATCAGTGAGATTATTGATGAACGGATGCGCAAGATTGGCGAGACCGGCCATGATCGCGATCACGAGATTGCCGCGCTGATCAAGCGCGCGTTTACTCAGGAAACTGTGAATGCCCCCAGCGAGCTGATTGGCCGCATGTTTGACGAGGGCAATATCGGTGAGTTTGATGATTACTACACCGAAACCGACCCGAAGAATACGATTCAGGTGTATGAGGCGGTGACTGGCGGCAACGTGCCGGCTTCTTATATCGAGCATGAGACGATGCTGCCCGTGTGGAAGGAACTCCAGGCTGAGACCTATATCCGGCTGAAGGATATGCGCAAGGGTGGCTACAATACCGTTGCCAAGTACATTGAGTACATCAACCAGGCTCTGGAGAACAAGAAGGTCTCTATGATCTTCAATATGCTCAACCAGGCGATTACCAGCGGAGAGAACTATATTACCGAAAGCGGCGCGGCGCCCACTGATGCGTCTGCTGATAAACTTGCGCTCTATCTGCGCGACATGGAGGATTCCACCGGCGAGCCTTTCATGTTTATGCTCAACAAGTATCGTCAGGCGATGAGCAAGCTGGAGCAGGCGAGCCGTTGGCCGACCGACCGCGAAAAGGGTTACTACAATACCGATGGTTTCCTGCACGATTACGCTGGAATTGAGATGGTTGGGTTCAGCGGACAGAAGAAGCTGCCTGACGGCTCTCTGATCGTTCCTGACAAAGTTATTTTTGGTGTGGCTGGCAAGATCGGCAATGTACAGACTCGCGGCGAGGCGCGTGTGTATGAGCACGAGGATATCAACAGTGAGAAGATCCATCTGAAGGTGAGTGGATACACCTTTGGGTATACCATTACTGATCTGAGCAAGATCGCCAAGATCGTGATTCAGGGTTGACATAGGCAGCCGGGTGGTTTCCCGGCTGCTTGTTTTGCACAATCAATAAATAAAAGGAGTGAAGATAATCAATGGATCGAAGTGCGATTCGTGTAATCAACAAAAATCAGTTTGGGGTTGCTTTGTCTACCAGAGACAGAAATATTTATTTGGAAGGAACCCTTGTAAACGGAGTTCCGGTTGAGGAGTATTTTACTCTCGCGGAGCTTGAGTTTATCAACAACCGCACGCCGGTGATTCGGGACGGGATCATCGAGTTTGATGAAAGCGAAAGAGAAGAGGTGTATGCCGCCCTCAAAATTCCGAGGTGGAAGGAAACCTGTATTTTTGAAGATGAGATTGATGATATGCTGATCAATGGAACCATTGAAAAAATGGAGAAGATTGTAGCGATTGTCAATCCGGTTCAGATTGACAGGATTTTTTCTCATATGCAGAGGCTGATCAAGCGTGGGCAGGTGGATATCTCGACGCGCGTGCAAAAGGTGGTAGAAGAACGCAGAAAGGAAATTCTGCGTGGAGATGTGAACTCCAGGCTGCGGCTGCGTCCTGTTGGCAATCCGTCCGGCGATCCGGTTCTGGAGAAGCAGGTGTCTGAAATGGTTGCAGAACAGGTTGCCAAGCAGTTGGAATTGATGCGAAACGCCTCTGAGGCGAATGCAGAGGATAAAAATGTTTCGGAAGCGCCAAAGGACGCCGTGGCTGACGAAGAAAAAGCAACAGCTTCTAAAAAGGCGGGGCGCCCCGCGTCCAGAGCTACGGGCAAGCGAACTGCGGCAAAGAAGTCGTGAGTAGCGCAGGGAGGTGATAGCCTTGACAAGCAGCTTGCAAGATGTGTACACAGCCTTTTTTGACAGGGTTGAAAAAGACAGGGATTTTTTCCGATATTTTGAAGTCGAAGAAGAAATGGCGATGAAGCTGGCTGAGGAGCGGGCGAAAACCTTCCTGAAAGAAGCGTGCAGCTACATCAGGCGCCATATTCCGCTTGGGTTTGAGTTAAAGATCGTTCAGGGAGAAGATGCACAGGATCGGTTCGCAGAAGAAATCACAGACGATGAGGTTGAGCTTCTTGCGGATGTTATGATGCTTCCCTACTACGAAAGAGGATTGGTTGATTTACTGCCGAAAATCAATACTTTTTCAGCGTCTGAACTGAAACTGCTCCATTCGCCAGCCAATGAAAGGCAGACGTATGTTGCCCTGATTGAACAGCAAAGGGCAAGAATTGACTATCTGCTTGCGGATTATTTCTCTAAAGACCGATTGACGGGAGAGGAAAAGTATATCTCCACAACCCTGCCGGAGGAGAGCGACGAATGATACACGATATAACGTATTACAGGATGCTCCAGGGCACAAATGGTGTGGAGAACGAGAAACAGGCGAAAGTGAGGGCTTATCGGGATAGAATAACCGAAGATTTTACCCGGACGCTGAACTGGGAAGAAGTTTTTATCAATCATGCGGAAGATTCACAGGAGGTGCAGATTGTACCACTGAACGACCCTTTTACGAAAAAAATCATCGGGAAACCAGGTGAAAATCTGAAGCTGGGGGACATTGTTGGCTGGAAGAACACCTATTGGATTGTCAACGCCTTAAATGCTGACGATACATTGGGTTTATATGGCACAATGGTTCAATGCAACATTCTTTTGCGCTGGCAGCTTGAGGATGGAAGCATCCATGAGGAATACGGATGGGATAAGGATGGAAGCAAGTATGCTTTCGGAGAGACGCAAAACACCTATATGGATGTAGCGAATTTCGTCATGAAGGCGATCGTTCAGGTAAATGCCGAGACATTGAAAATTGAAAGAGGTAAGCGTTTTCTTCTTGGTCCGTGCGGAGAAGGAATGCATCCATTGGCGGTGGAAGCCTCTCGTTTGAATGTTGTGACCAATACCTATCAATACGACGAAAACAGCGCACAGGAAAACTCCGGGTTGTTGGAGATCACCCTGCACGAAACTCAGTTCAGAAAAGGCGTGGACAATGTTCAGCTTGGGATAGCTGATTACAGGCCCGCTGATGAAGATGGGGAGCATTCAGGAAGTGGGTGGTTTTAATGAGTGCGCTGGAGAATTACAATGTAGTCAGTGATATCAAAGCCTGCCTGCTGGAAGATATTCTGACTGACGACAAAGCTGTGAAGCTGATTAAGCATCAGAAAAATGTAACGCTTCCGGGGTTGGATCTTCGGTACACGCAGGTGTTTCCATGGAGAAAAATGCTGGGAACACAAGAAGAAGCAAGAACTTTGGTCACATGCGAAGTGGATATCCCAGACGTAGTGACAAGCGCCACAAGGATATACAGGCTCAAGATTTTTGTGATCGTTCCTGAAAACCAGATGCGTCTGGACGACAAGGCCGGAGAGATGCTTGGTATTGAAGACAGGGGATCAAAACTTGATGTTCTTTGCGACCGGATAGATTATCTGATCAACGGCTCCAAAAGATATACCTATGGCGAGTTGCTGTTTCGGGGAATGGGAGAGATAAACGTTCCCGAAAAATTTAATGGCAAACAGCTCATCTATGAGATCCGAGGATGGAACCGGGTAGGTGAGCGCCTTGGGTAAACTTTTTGAGGTGGACGAACTGCGCGTTTTCAGAGGGCGGGATTTGCAGATTGCTCCGAAGCTACGTATTCGGCAGCCAACGCTTGGAGAAATCGAAGGTGGAGACAGCGGCGACGGAGAAGAGAGCGAAAAGCGTTTCTTTTCGGTGGTTCATACAATTCTTGCGACTCCGACGGATTTGATGGCCCAGTTGGATGAAAAAGGATTGAGATATGAAGAAATATCGAACTACCAGCTGTTTATGCTGTTGTTTCCCCAAATCGAGAAACGCGACGCTGCTTTTTTGTTCGGAGAGGGGTTTGATCCCGCTGATTTCATACCGACGGAAGTGGACAACCAGCCTGGCCGGGTTGTGCTGGGAAATGCAAAAGACGAGATCGTTATTGACGAGATTGATTACCGCGCGATTGTAAACTATATATGTAAGTTCATGAACATGGAACAGACCCGTTTCATTAAAAACGGAAATGAGTTTACAAGAATGGTGCGTATGGAGCTGGCCTATGAGGAATGGGAGGAAGCCAAACGCAAACCATTTTCATCCCCGCTGAAAACACTGATATCTACCATGACCAACATGGAGGGATTCAAGTATGGATGGTATGATGTGTGGGATATGAAAATAGGGGCTTTCATGGATGCGGTATCAAGAATACAAACCATTGTTTCTGCCCGTGCTTTGTTGAACGGATGTTATTCCGGCAACATCGACGTTAGCAAAATTGACAAATCACAGTTGAACTATATGAAAAAGCTGGCGTGATACAAAATCGCGGCGGTTTTTTTTATTTATGAACAGGAGGGGATTATATGGCTTTTGATAGAAGCAACGTTATTGTTGACCGCTATGTACGCGGCAACGGATATGACATTGCCACAGGTGAACGCATGTATTCCTTGACCCAGATCAAGGATGCAAATCTCAAGGTTACCATTGATAATAGCACAGATATTGTGGATGCCGAAGGCGCCAAGGTGGAAACGCTGGAACGCGGAATCAGTGCCCAGTTTTCTGCCTCCAATGCCTTCTTCAGCTTTGACCTGTTTGCCAATCAGATTGGCGTGAAGGTTAAGGATGCTTCTGCGGAGGCAAAGATTACTGTGCCGATGTGGGAGGAACATGTGCTGGCCGCGGGAGCCACGACATCTATTGAGCTGAAGCAGGAGCCTGTCGGTGTGGAAGGGGCGAAGATTCCGTTCATTTATGTTGTGCCTGCGGGCGGTGGCACTTCCAAGTCCTACGGGATTGGCGCCGAGGCTAACGCGACAAACTTTACTCTAACCGCAAAGACGCTGACCCTGCCTACCGGTCTGAATGCTGGAGACAAGGTTTATGTGGATTATGAATATGAGACCTCTGTTGGCTTCAAGATTTCCAAGTCCGCCCTCGACAAAACCAAGGAGCACAAGTTTGTGGCCCTGGTACTTTGCCATGATATGTGCGACAAGAATACCCAGTATGCCGCCTGGCAGGTGTTCCCGCGCGCCAAGTTCTCTCAGGAAATTGATCAGAACTTCGCGCCTGATGCGGATCACCCGTTTGTGCTGAATATGACTCAGGATATTTGCAGCACTGACCGCAAGCTGTTCGATTTCCTGTTCGACGGCAATGCTTATGCGAAGTAAGGAGCGGTAAGATGCAAGCCAAACGGAATTGTGTGGTTTGCGGCAGGGAATATGAAACCTGTGCATATTGCGAGCAGGTAAGAACTTATACTCCGTGGCGGGTTATTGCCTGCTCGCCTGAGTGCTATCAGGTATATCTGGCATATTTGATCTGGCGCGACAATGGGAAAAACGACCTGTTGTTTGCGGAAACGGTTGATCGGGTATGCGCAGATAAAAAGCCGCAAATGCCCGCAAATATGCTTGAAGTCTATTTACGGGGCAAAAAGGTTTTAGAGGATGGCGCAGGTGAGAACGAGCAAACCCAGGCGCCTTCGCCAAAAACCACAAAACGGAAATCTCGCGCAAAGTGATTCAGGGGCGTCTCTTAAATTGAGACGCCCCTTTTTGAATGGAATTTTTTGAATGGAGAGGTTGTCTTGAAAGTGCGTTCCGCAATAACAGATCGGGTTTATGACCCAATGGAAATGGTGTATTTGGAAAACCCAAAACAGATAGCCAGGTATATAAAGCATGGAGCCACACTTTATGATCTGATGGAAAGCAGAGATATTTTGATTGGCGTATTCAGCAAAAGGGAAACATTGGGGCTTTATGATCTCTGGCGAAAGCATGAATTGGCATGAAGATGCCGGGGAGGCGATAAGTTTGAAAATACTGGCGTTTGATCAGGCAAGTCAGAAAACTGGTGTGGCCTGGTTTGAAGATTCAACGCTTTTAGGATATGAAGTATTGGACTATTCAAGGGTAAAAGATGCGGATTTACGGGTTCGGCTGATGATGGAAAGCATGTTCAACCTGATTGGAGAGCACAAACCGGACGCATTGGTTTTTGAAGGTGTTGCCCTTCAGAGAAGCGCCGGCGCTGTAATCATGCTGGCGCAGATTCAGGGTGGGCTCATGGGGTATTGCTACAGCCATAATATTTCCGGAATGATTTATAAACCCAGCGTATGGAGAAAAATGCTCGGGTTCAAACAGGGGAGAAACATCAAGAGAGCACAACTGAAGGCGCAGGCCCAAAAATTTGTCAAGGATCATTATGACATCGAAGTTACAGAGGATGAAGCCGATGCGATATGCATTGGTCTGGCTTTCGCCTGTGAGTACAAGGAAACGACAGAAAATATGGAATACAACGGGGAGAAAAACTCCGAGAAACAAAAAGATTTGGAGGGTGAATGATAATGGAAAACAAGAAGGTAACAGGAAAGATGATTATTTGCGCGATCAACGGGAAGGAGCGAGAGGTTCAGGTTCGCAAGCACGCTCCTTATACTGTGCGCAAGGCCACTGCCGAGTTTATTGCTTCGCAGGTAATGGACAGCGACGGAAAATATTCTCCTTGGAAACAGAGTATTCTGATGGGCATGTTCGTGATCATCAATTATACGGATTTTGAGCTTCCCGAAAATTGGGGAGATAATGAAATCTCTGTTTTTATGCAGGGAGAGAGCTATCGGAAGATCAGGGAGAGCGTCGATCTTCCGGAATTGATTGAGATGGAAAACTGGATTGATGATCTTGTGGCATATCGTAAGACCTGTTATGCAAGGAACAGTTTTGATCGCGCCATAGAGGCACTGACAACGGTTGTGCGGAGCCTCGCTTCGATTGGAAGCGAAGCTATGAAATTTGCAGGCGATAACCCTGATTTGATGAAAAATCTGAATCTGACGGATATCATTGCGCTGATGCTTGACGCCATGGGCGAAAATGAAAATGAAAACGAAGAGAGTCGGCAGGATGCTGAAAGCGTTCCTGCTGGAGAAAACACGGACGAGGTGGATGAAAATGCCGACAGTTAAATCACTGAATCAGGCAATGACATATATAAAAAATGTTATCAACACCAGCCTGCGGACTGAAGTTCTTGACGCTGTGCGAAAGGAAGAGGCAAAACAGGTTCAGAGCGTTGTGTACGATAGCTATCAACCAACAGTATATGAGCGGAGATATGACATGGGGAATGACGCGAATATTGTTGGAATGGTCAATGGAACAGTGCTTCAGGTAGAAAACATTACGCCGCCTAACAGCGAGGGAAACCCGCCGCCGACAACGGACAAAGATCTGGCGAAAGTTGTTGAGACAGGCGTAGGATATGATTATTTTTCACCTGGGGCGAGGCCGTTTACACAGGCTACAATGGATGCGCTTTCAGCTTCTGGAGCGCATGTGCAAGCCTTGAAAAATGGGCTGGTGAAAGCGGGGATACGAGTCAAGTGACGCGGGGTGTACACCCCGCTTTTATTTTTGATAAAGGAGGGGTGATATGAGCGAACTGAAAATTGAGATACCTGTACAAGCGAAACTGGACAGTAAATCTTCCAAAGGGCTGGAAAGCCAGATCTCAGGGGCTGTTGAAAACAAGGTGTTCGAAATAAAGGCCAAAATTGGAGAAGCCAGTCTGGCCTCGATTCAAACACAGATTAAAAAAGCAATTGAGACTTCGGTCGGGAATACTTCTCCAGGGTTTGGAAGCCTGGGGGGTAGTCGTGGGGGAACACCAAAAATCAGGTTTGATATAGATGTGGGGCGATCAAACCTGAATGCAGTCGAAAGCAGAATAAACACACTGGCTAGTAAAGTACAGGTTGCTTTCAAGGGGGCAGAGGCAGGGGCGCAAGCCGGAATAAATTCGGTTATAGACAAAGCCAGAAGTGATTTGAGTAGAGCACAAGAGGTTTTTTCTGGAATACAATCGGGTGGAAACAATGCCAAAGGAATGGCCGAGTATTCAGGATACCTGAATAAAACGAACGCCTCGCTTAAAGAGGCTACTGCCGCTTTGGCTGAATATAAAAGTGCTCAGGCGGCTGCCGCTGTGGCGACAGATAAAGGGGTTGCCAGTACAAAAAAGTATGACGCTACCGTAGAAAAGATTCAAAACAAGCTCTCCCAGATGCAATGGATGCGTTCCAACTATGGCAGAGCTTTTTCTGACGGAACATGGGCGCAGAGTTTCTCCGTTGTTGAAGAAGGATTCCAAACAGCTTTAACCCAAGGCGCGACCCCAGAAAGAGTTAAGCAGCTTAGCGAGCAGCTTGAGGTGCTCAAGCAAAAAGCTCGTGCTGCGGGTGAAGCGGGGAAAACATTCGGCCAGAGATTCCAAGAGGGGTTCGCCAAGTTCGCAAGTTGGTTCAGCATAAGCCAGTTGTTTATGGGGGCTATAAACAAAACCCAGCAGATGGTCGAGGCCGTAAAAGAGATAGATAAGGCAATGACCAGTGTGCGCAAGGTGACGGACGAGTCCAGTGCTTCGTATGCTCGGTATATGGAAAGTGCTTTGAGCAGAAGTGCAGATCTTGCGGCGCAGGTTCCGGGTTATATAGAAGCCACAGCTGGTTGGGCGAGAATGGGCTATGATATGGAAGAAGCTCAGCGGCTTGGAGAGTTGTCAACAATTTATTATAATGTTGGCGATGGAGTGGAAACAGTAGATGATGCCACAAACAGCTTGATTTCCACGATGAAAGCCTTCAATATACAAGCCGGAGATGCAGAAGGCATACTGGACAAGCTGAACTATGTTGGTAATAATTTCGGAATTACTTCTGGTGGGCTGGGAGAAATTCTTCAGCGTAGTGCCGCGAGCCTTAGTGCGGCAAATACCGATCTGATTAAGTCCATAGCAATTGGAACAGCAGGAAATGAAATTATTAATGACCCGCAAAAGGTTGGTAACGGATTAAAAACATTGGCAATGAGACTTCGTGGCAGCACAGCAGAACTGGAGGCTGCCGGCGAAGAAGTAGATGAGTATGTAACCAGCACCTCTAAGATGCAGGAAGGAATTAAGGCACTCACTGGTGTTGATATTATGAAAAGCGCCACTGAGTACAAGGATATTTATCAGATTTTACTTAAAATCAGCAGAGTATTTGGCAAACTGACAGACGTGTCCCAAGCCTCGCTCGTCGAGATGATGTTTGGTAAAGTGCAGGGTAACCTGGGCACCGCCATTCTGAAAAACTTCGGAACAGCAGAAAAGATATATGATGAGCTAACCAACGGAATGTCGGAAGGTAGTGCTATGAAGGAGTATGAGACTTATCTCGACTCTGTTGAAGGAAAGGCGAATAAACTTTCCGCTACTTTAGCCAAAACCTCCATATCTGTTCTTGATCCAGAGACGCTCAAGATCGGATATGATTTTCTTACCAATATTCTTGAGGTAATCAATGGAATTGCCGGAGCCTTGGGTGGACTGAAAACCGTCGCCGCCGTAGCGATGGGTGCTTTGACGGTTTTCAAACCTGGAACAGCTTTGCTGCAAACTATTGGAACCGGAGAGAATAAAAAGTTCGTTCCTTTTTGGGGTGCCTGGGATTACAACAGAGAGCAGATGCAGGCCAGCCTGCAAAATGACTTGAAACTGCTTCAAGAGTACCAAAATGTTGTGGGCAATCAACAAAAGATGGACAGCGCCAAAGGGCGGATGTCCATGTTCGCTCAGTCTGAAATCAATTTCGATGCTATTGCTGCTGGGGGAAAACAGGCCGCTGATGAGATTGAGCGGTTTAATGGGCAAGCACAAAAGATGCAGGGCAGTTTGACTTTTGGTGGCAAGCTGAAAAGCATTGCGAATGGATTCAAGGGACTTGGAAGAGCGTTGGTGTCTGCGGGTGCACAGATGGCGGCAGTAACAATCGCTATGTTTGCTATCGAAGGAATAGCCAATGCGATTGACAACTGGGTTCATGCATATGAGAAGTCAGTTGAGAAAGTTAATGAGCTAAATAGTAAATGGGCCGATATGGCTGAGAAACAGAAAGAGGTTCAGGAAATCACCACTGGGGACTCGGCTGAGCGCTTTCTGGAGTTGAGTGAGAAAATAGGAAAGGGAGATGCCAAAACATCTCTGGTAGCTGAAGAATATAAAGAGTATCAGAATCTGGTGAACCAATTAGCCTCCAATTTTCCTTCATTGGTTGGATACTGGGATAATGAAGGAAATGCTGTTTTAAACTTAAAAGGTGATGTACAAGAACTTAGAGAAGAACTGGAAAAACTATATGAAGAATCTAGGCAAAATGAGCGGTCAACAAGAATAGCTGATTTTGAAACCAATGAAGCAGATTTTAGGAGACTAGCCTTTAGTGTGGAAAATGGTAGTATACTAAAGGCCCGTGATTATAAGAGGATTAACGAGTTGCTTTCCAGCGAAGAGGGGACAAAAACTCTTGCTGAAGCATATGATTCTGGCGATTTAGATTTATTAAACAATCTTATTGGATCTAAACGAGGAGCAAGAAGTGCTGTAGAAGTAATAGCAAGTTATATTAAATATTATCAAAATGAATATGCATCTGCTGGAGAAGCAATTATAGCAAAGAGGACTGATATACAGAAAGGTTTAATTTCCAGCATGTCCAAGGTGGAAGCACAGGCAAAGGAAGACGCACAATACTTCCGGGATTATGTGCTTGACTCTGTTGGGAATCTTGTTTATGTTGAGAATGTCCAACGCAGTTCAAAGGGACAGGAACGAATTTCTGGAGAAGTTGAGAACCTTTTGGTACAATTGGCCTCTGGTTATCTTTCCGATATGGATTTTGGAACGACTGAAAATTTATCGGGAAAAATTGAAGATGATTTCTCAAGGCTTATATCCAATACAACAGCTTTGGAAAAATTGGTTGCCGCTGGTGAGGAGTTTCAAAAAAATCCAGCTGCTATTGATGCATATCGAAGAGCTATAATAGCATTGGGTGTTGAGTTAAAAGGGCTAAATACCAGTGAAGACGATGATGAGTACGATGCGATGATAGATAGCCTTGTTGCTGGTTTAATATCTGATGCAGAGAATGTAGCTAAAACAGCACAGGGAATAGGGAACACGACCAAAGAATATGAGGGTCTGAAAGCGTCGTATACAAAATATACCGAAGCAAGAGAAAAGGCAATTTCTGCTCTTTCCAATCTGAATGAAACCGGCTACGTGACGCCCGAGGATATGGAAAGTATTCGATCCGCCGGGCTGGAGGGGGCATTGCGGCAGACTTCCTATGGGTCTACTTATGTGGACTATGCCCGGATGCGAGAACTTGACAGGAGCAAAGCCCAAGAAGAGATTGGAGAGCAGCTTGATTATATCAGGCAGCAGACAGAAGCCTGTACAAAAGCACAGGAAGAACTTAACGCTGCGGCAGCTGCCGGAGACAAGGAAAGAGTCGAAGGACTAAAAGACAGTATTTCCGCATATGCTCAGAACATCGAGGGCGCCTATTTGATGATCTCCGCTCTTGAAAAATCGACGAGCGCCTTAAATGCTTTTAAAGAGGCAATGAACTCGATGGACCTCGACGACAATTTCAAGAGCGCCAAATCTGCCCTGGACGAAATCCTTAAAGCGCTTGAAACAGGGAAATTCAACACAGACCAGTTTGTAACCGCTATGGAGCTTGTGGGCGGCACTGATTTCCTTGAGAAATTCCGCAAGGGCATAATCAGTGAAAAAGATCTTGGGGATTGGGTTGAAAACCTTGGGAAATATTATACTGAAGATGGCGAAATAGACCGCAGACGTGCATTTGATCGCTTTGTAGACGCAGATATCGGGCATTATTTTGAAGGTGAAAATGGAGAGACACGATTCGCCTTTAATCAGGGTACAACAATGCAGGATATCCAGGACGCGCTTGGTGGAATTAGCGGCGAATTGGCTACAGCCTTTTTGGATGCGATCAATGCTTATGCAAAAGATCCTGATACCGAAACAATAGGGCCGGAAGATTATAAAAAAGAAAGCGAACGCAGAAAAGAAGCAGAGGAAGCACTAAAGCAAGTTCAGCAAATGAATGTATCTGCACAGAATATTTCACTGAATGCAGACAATGTTACTGTGGAGGGAGACCAGGGAAGCGGAGATAGTGGGGAGAGAGATCCAAATCAATCTTCATTACCAGCACAAGCATCAACCCCAACACCTATTACAGATATAACAGCTCCGTGGTTAAATGAAAATGGAGAGCCTATTGTTTCAGAATTAACAATAGACTCTACAGGAGCGCAAACGGCGATTGAGAATTTAAAACAAGAAGTGTCGGAGATTGAAGCAAATATAATACTTGAAGAGATCGGAACAGAAGCTATACAAAAATTAAAAGAAGAAGTTGATAACCCAACTGAGTTACAAGTTGGCGCCGATACGTCAGAGGGAACTGCTTCTGTACAAAACTTGGAAACTTTTGCAAAACAAAGAGTGGTCAAGCCTGTTGCCGCCAATACTTCCAATGCTATTGCCGCAGCCAATACCTTGCACTCTAACCTTTCACGCCCTGCCACAAAGACCGTATTTGTGAGACAAATAGGCGGCGGAACACTGCTGGGTGGAGGCCCTATTGCAGCAGACGGCACAGACAACGCCAAGGGTGGAACCACTTTGGTTGGAGAGATAGCTCCTGAAATTATTGTGAGCCGGAAGACTGGCACATGGAGACTGGTTGAAAGTCCTCAGCTTACGAATCTTGGGCGTGGAGATATTGTATTCAATGGAGAGCAAACCAAAAAGATTTTGGCGGGAAAGCCTGCATCTATGGGGAAAGCGTTAGCGGGGGGCTCGAACAATAAAAAGTGGACTTATGTGTATGACTATAATGGACATCGAGTAACTGCGTCTACGCCGACATTGGGAGGGCGCCAGCCAATAGGGAAATATGCAACCAACAATACCAACAGCCAGACCGTTCCAGGAGGTAAAGGCGGCTCCAGCGGCAAAGGCGGTGGCGGCGGCAGTGGTGGAAGCGGAGGGGGCAGTGTTAGCGAAGAACCAGAAAGTCTGGTGCGGGATCTTTACGACTGGATTGAACGTGCTATAGAAGTTGCGAAAAAGGCTACGCAGAAACTGATAGATGCTGTTGCAGAAAAAGTTGGATATATCAATAAAAACAAGACGCTTGATGAAGCGCTTGCGGCGACTGCGAAAGAAATCGAAGTAAACCAGGCCGGTTATAACCGTTATATGGAGCATGTGAAGTCGCTGCAACAAAGATATGGGTTCGGCGATGACATGCTGGAACGTGCCAAAAATGGCGAAATCAATATTGCCGATTATGAGGGAGACCTCAAAAATCAGGTAGAGGATTTCGTTATGTGGTATGAAAAAGCAGAAAAAGCGCAGGAAACGGTGGAAGAACTGAAACAACAGGAAGTCGATCTTGCGCGCCAAAAACTGGATAATATCGATGAATACTACACAAAGAAAGTTGATCGGCTTGAGGCGGCGCTGGATAAAAACTCCGCAAAGCTGGATAAAAAGGTGGCTGCCGGTCAGGAAGTTACAGCTAAGGATTATGAAGATGCGATAAAAGCCACGCAGGATAAAATCCTGACACTACAGGAGGAACGAGAGGCGTTTGCTTCTCAGTTTGATGCACTGATTGCTTCCGGTGTAATAACGCCTGATAGTGATAAGTGGCATGAATATATGTCTACCCTTGAGGATATTGATCAGACGATTATTGAAACAGAGACGGATTTGATTGGTCTGAACGATGAAATGGCGCAAATTCCGCTTACCAACTTGCAGTATGCATTGGATAGACTGAATGCCATACAGAGCCAGATCAAAGGATTCCAGAGTTTTCATGACGCGCAAGGGACAGACAACACAGAAAGCACATATAATGATTTGATTCAAAACGGGTTTGAGCAGATTAAGAATCTTCAGGAACAGAATGAATATCTGAAAGCACAACAGAGTGGTTTGGATGTTTTGAGTGAAAAGTGGCAGGAGTTGCAGGGTCAGATTGATGACAACAACGATAGCATATGGGACATCAAGGCATCGCAGGAAGAATGGAATGACGCAATCGCGGATCTCAAGATCGAGCAATTGCAGAAACAAAGAGACGAGTTGGAAAAAACCAATGAAGCTCTGGAAAAAAAGAAGGAAATGGAAGATGCTCTTGAAGAACTGGAAAGAGCTAAAACACAGAGAACAAAGCTCATATACCGTGAGGGTGAAAAACTACGCCCCTTAGCATAGTGATATGCTATGAAACAAGTGGGGATATCGGTTAAAAGCCAAAGGAGATGGTCAAGACCGAGGTAACGTTATCAAGAATAAATTCAAACGAGAAAGGCAGGCTTGTTTGACAGCACACAATAGAACGCCAGAAAAACAGATATCCCATTTTGGGATTACGAGGTTATTCCCCTAAAATTAAAAAACGCTTTGGATTTTTCTTGATAACGACACCGTAGAGACTGTAATGGAGGATATAGTGATATATTTTCCTTACCCACTCGCTCGCAAGAGATGAAGATACAGTCCGATCTCGTGAAATATCTCCTAATTATAAAGCACGAGAAGGAAGTCGAAAGACTTTCTCGCCACAATGATTTGTGGTCAGTACCCTTCGTAGGGGAAAGTAACAGATTGATAGGGTTTGTATATGAAGCTGACCAGAATAAAATCAAAGAAGCCCAGGACAGGGTGGATGAATTGCGCCATCAGGAAACGCTTGATAAAATTGATGAAGCGATTGACGCCATCGAAGAGAACAAAAAGAATGACAATGTATACGATTACGAAGGTAATCAGGTTATCAAAGATTTTGGTAGTGTGAATGTGCAGGCGCTATATGCTTCTGCGCTTGAAAATATGGACATATCTGGATTGCTGAGTTCCATCATTTCCAGGAGCGCACAACAGAATATGGATCTATTGAAGCTGACAGGAGCAACAGGAAACTCTCCTGTCTCTTTTACTTTTGGAGATCTTTATTTAAGTGGGGTAAATGATACAGATGGTCTGGCTCAGGCCATTGTGAATGAATTGCCCAACAGGATTTTACAGAGGTTGTACAGTTAAAAAAACAGGGGCAGAGCCAATTGCTCTGCCCCTTTTGACGAAGGAGGTGATGGATGGTGATTGTGGATACAGATATTTTTCAGAGCGCTGTGAGGATAAGGCACGGTATGGATGACATCGGGGGTGTAGATCCTCAAACTGTGAACAAAATTGTGATTGAGAGGAAAAAAAGTGAAGAGGGAGTATGGTTAAAAATAAGAGAAGTCAACATCATAACGAGCGATGACATTGTTTTTACTCTTCATGATTATACTGCGCTATCCAGACAGAGCTATGATTACAGAAGCGTGTGCATATCAGAGGCAGGCGAAACGCAAGGGGTCGTTGTTTCCATAACCCCAATCACACAAGGAATTGTAATTGCGGACAGGTCAAAGGCATATGTTTCTTTATTCAACTGCAAGTATACACATCAAAGGGTTTTTTCCTTTGCTCAGATAACACCTTATTACAGCAGATATCCGCACACAGTTCAAAACGGAGAGATGAACTATGAATCGGGAAGCGTTGCAGGGCTGTTCAATCCTCTTGGGATTGGGTGTGATATTCAGATGGAATATGGAGATTACGAAAAGAAAATGATTGATTTTCTTTCCAATGGCGAGCCCAAGATGATAACAACCTTTGATGGGCGGGGGTGGTATGCGGCGTTGAAATCTCCTGTTTCTTGCAGCAGTGAAGCGGGCAGTGGTCTTGTTGGCGTGAAATTAGAGTGGACGGAGACCGGAGATATGCCGGCAGATATAAACATTTTGACTGCGGGGTGGTAATAGTGACAGATTTGGAGCTGATTATTTACCCTATAAAACGCATGAAAATGAAATTGCAGCTTATTGGTGGAGCTGGCGGAGATTTTTCCGGTTATCAGAAAACAGTGTTCTGGGATGAGTGCGAGGCAAATACCTGGGATTATTACAAAGAGAAGACATGGAAAGAGATGGGAGAGCGGACAAAAGAAGATAGCTTCCTTGTGCTTAGAGAGATTGAGGGAGACGTATTATCTTTGGATCTTTCTGTGGATAGCACTTCGGATATTCGGAGGGTATTGAGCACAACGCTTCACATGGAAGATAAGGAGTATTTTGCAAGCACATTTGTGACCATATGGCTGAATCGTCTGATCCGATTTCAGGTTGGTCTGTATGATTGGGAAACAAAAGAGTATAAATGGTTTTTGCTGGGAAGTTTTATGGTTACGCAAACGGATTATTCCTTTAATGCTCAGACTCAGAATTTGAGCCTGACATTAGCCGATCTGATGGCTTCTGTCACCGAAGAACGAGGAAACCAAATTGGAACAGAGGTCGTCGTTCCGGTAGACAGTACAATGCAGGAAGCGCTACAAAGCACAGTGGAAAGATTTTTTCCTTTTAATTTTACTGATATCACAAATTTTGATGAAGAACTTGTTCCTTATGATCTGGAATTTGAGCGGGGAGTGTACCCTTATGAAATAGCCAGAAAGATTGTTACGCTTTATCCAACCTATGAACACTTTTATACACCAGATGGTGTATATACAGTGCATCAGGTTCCTACCGGAATTGAAGACCCAATAGTATTGGGAGCGGACGACATCGACAAATTGATTATATCTGATTCTGGATCGGTTTCCCCGAGAGATATAAAAAATGTGACAGAGGTATGGGGAAGACAACTGGAAGGCGACAGAACTGCTGATGAATGTGACGGAGCAACCCAGCCCGGAACATATCTACTGCACATAGATGAAGAGTTTGAAGTCTTGGAAGAAGGAATGACGGTATCATTTGTGGCGGATGTGTCGTGTATCAGTGGTCAAAAAATCAAAATTCAGGAAACGTCCAGCCTACCCGTGGTGGTAATAGACGGGCAGGGGCTTTCTCGCGCAGTAAAACGAGGAGAGATCAAAAAAGATACGCAATATGTGATTAAGTACACAAATGATGTCTTTGCTCTTCAGGGTGAAAGCGAAGTCCATGGGATGTGTTTTTTATACAACGAGCCTCCTTCTGAGGATGAAATTCTGGATATCAAGAGCAAGTACAACTGCAACAATATCAAGATCATGATTGACAGAGATTCGCAGTTTTCCATTGAACGGATAGGGGAAAAAATACGAGTCTTCAGCGGCGGAGAGTATGAAAATATCTATACAAACGAGCTCGCGCTTGAAAGAGCCTATTACGAAAACTGGAAATCGGCCCGTATACAAGACACATTACAACTTGAGATGATTTATGTTCCCTGGCTGGACGTGAATCAGAAGGTAGCCTATCGGTCTATTGTGAACGGGGAAACCAACGAATATTTGGTACAGAGCATCCGTGCGAATACAGAAAATTTCACCATGAGCGTGACAATGATTCGGTTCTATCCTTTCTACCCATGGTTACGCAAGAGTGCTCTTTGGGGTGATTATAAGGACACCACTTGGGGAGAACTGAAAGACAGATACTGGGATGAAATGATTTATATTGAAAACAACGGTTGACAACAGGGAGGTGAACATATGGCTACAATAAGTTCTAATTTGCAAATGACTCTGCCGGAGTCGTTTGATAAAGTGGACGTAGACATATTGAGCGACAATTTTCAAAAAATAGACGATTTTGCCGGAGAGGCGATCACAAAGGAAAAAGTGGCGAACAATCTGACAACAACAGAAGAGGGCAAGGCGCTGGACGCCAGACAGGGTAAGGTTCTCTATGACAAAATTGAAAAAGCGGCCACCACGGCGCGCTACTCCGCCACGCTCACCGCCGCGGGGTGGAGCGCCTCGGCGCCCTACACGCAGACCGCATCGGCCGCGGGCGTGCTCAGCACGGACGATCCCTTCGTGGACGTGGACATGAGCGGCGCGTCGG